TATCCTCTACTGCCTTAAATATCCCTGCGGTATCCTCCTGGATTAAATTTGTGATTGACATTGCATCTCCTTTCTGGTATTATCCAATCTTCGGCTCTCAGAAATCCGGATAATGTAGTGGAAGGAGGGGTATTTCAGCCCCTCCTTTTTTGTTAAAAGTTAAAAGCCTGCTGCAAAGGCTCACCATCCTTGTACTCACCGGCAGTGCCCTCAAGCAATGGTACCGTAACCGCCTTTCCGAATAACGGGGTCTTCAGATTTTCGTTGTAGGATTTCCTGCCCTCGAATGATTCGACTACCGACTGTTCTTCTTTGGGAAGATCGTCAAACGGTGCGGCACCATAATTACACGGAAGCCAATTTTTTCCGACACACGCGGCCACATTGAATCTTCTCAGGATGTCTTCGTCGTTGAATGTTAAGTGCATCGTCCCTTTTTTGTAGCAGGTGATAGTGAAATATGTGCTGGTGATTCCGGAACTGTAACCCATCTTAAATGCCATATCAACAGCATTGTAGATGGATTGATAGTGGTTCATCCCGTCAAAGTAGTTCATCACTTTATCGATGTCAGCGATGCTTTCTAAAGAACCGTAATACAGCTCCCATTTACCACCGCAACCGATAAACGGGCCACGGTCCCACCCCCCGCCATAGACCGGAATGATTACTTTCTTTCCTACCTTCCAGGCCTTGTTGGTTTTCCACCCATTGAAGTAGTGGATGTTCTTTTCGTTTGGATTATCCCCGTCCCAGGAATGGCTCTCCGTGAATCTTTTAAAAACAGATAAGACCCCGGCCATCAGGGTATCCTCGTACCCGTTGATCACGTTCAGGATAAAGGATCGGATATTCGCTTCCGTGAAATCCATATCTGCCCGTAGATTAATGGCATGCTGAAGCTCTTGCTGCTTGGCGTTGGTCAATCTTTTCTCCACATCAGGAAGATCCATGGCCTTTTTCCAAAAATACTTTCTGACATCGATGAGAAGTTTATTCATTGTGGACTGCATGATGCCAGTGAGGTCCGATGAGGTTTCCGACCGGTGTTCTTTGACTTCCCTGTTCAAGCCTACGAACCCACCAATCTTCCGATAATTACGATAATATCCTATGATGGTTTCCGTGCCTATCCGGATTGTCTCGTTGTATTCAGCGACCATCTCTACCACTTTCTTCTTTGTGGATACCTCATGTTTCACGTGGAACTTTACCTCTGGATCATCTGCTTTGTCATTACATCCTGCGAAGAGGTCGTCCTCCACCTTCCTTTCAATCGTGATATTCACAATCGCCACATCCACATCCGCCTGTCGTTCTGCATCCTTAAAGGCATTGCAGATGTATTCAATGTCGGCGTGCAGTTCATCCAACTTTTGAACCAGAAGTTTTCTTGTGTTCGTGTAAGGATTTCTTATGGTCTCTGCATTAAGAAGGAAGATGATCTGCCCACGGTACATAATGTCAATCGCTTTGAGTAAATGCTTATCCCCTTCATGGAAGGGAGGGTTAGCGATGATCAAATCAAACTTGTCGGCGCCCGCGTAGGCCAGGAAGTCGGAGTCAATGACCTTTATCCCATGACCACGGAGGCATGCCCTCAAGTCCGGATCGCTTTCGATTGCGGAAACATTTCTGAACCGGCCATTTCCCGAAAACCCATCATAACGGTCCTTGTTGAGTGCATCAATAAGATCACCCTTGCCGGCCGATGGCTCCAAGACGGAAAGATCGTAGGCAGCATAATTTTCGGGCAGTTTGATTTTCTTTATCATCCTTGCCGCCAGCTTCGGTGGTGTTGGGTAGAAACTTTTATTGTTGAGTAGGGTCATTGCTCCTCCTTATTCTATATCGATATGCCCCCTGAATACTGCCAAGGGAAAGAAGTCTTCAGGTGGGATACCTCCATCGTTTTTCTCAGAGGCGACCTTTCTAACGGCCTCCACAGCTTCCAAATCGTCATGGGCATGTGTCCACCAAAAGAAAGTTTCAGGATTACCACGGTCATCCAGTTCAGGGTAGGATAGTAAGACCGTGTAGGGTCTCAACTGGATTTCCTTATCCAAGATTTTCTCTGTCTCCACATTTACATTGCATCCGCACTCTACACATATGGCGTTTCCAAACCAGGAGGTGTCAATAACGTCCTCATCGCCTTGCTCAACAATGTGAATCCCGTCTTCATCGATAAGGCATAAGCAGGTAACGGCATCGTAGGCATAGGCCCTGACCGTAAAGTTATGATTGTTACACATTGGGCATTTCATTTTCAATCTCCTTTGCAATTTCAAAACCCGGTTAAGTTTTTTTCCGAAATTTCTGGATATAAAGCCTCGGCTTTTTTAGGTGTTTTGACAACAAATCTTGTCTCCCCGGTAGTTGTGTTTATCAAAAGTGTCCCGGATTCCTCTCGCTCAATGATTACCTGTTCAGTTTGGCCATCATGCCGATAGGTAACAAGCTCAGCGGTAAACTGGGTGCAAGCCAAGGTTGCCCACAAAGCCATCATCAGTGTTTTCATTGTGTTCCTTCTTATTCAGTTAAGAATTTTAGATTTTCAGCTTCATGCTCATAGAAGCTGTCGGCAGACATTAAAACCATATCTCTGTGGACCCTAACTTCCTTGTTGTTTGCTTTGTTGTCACCATTCCAAGCGTCAAAATAGATATAGCTGCCCAAGTGACGGTGCAGAATTTGCAAACCATTTATCACCGGGTACGGATGAAGATAGCTTTCTATCTCTTTTAGACTTGCGCTCTTGCCCATTCCTTTCCTCCTTTCCAATTTGAGTTTCACCAACTCCAAGGCACCTTACCATAAGATGCCCTCGAATTAGTGCCCGGCTTCCTCACGACCGGGTAAATTTTGGATTATTTGAGGTGGGCCAGCTTTTCCAACTCTGCCAGCCTCTGCTTTTCCCATTCAGTGAGTATCTCATTAAGATGGTGATGACTTAGTAGTTCGATCAATTCACCTATCATTTCCCGATGCCGCAGGAATGCTGCTGCATCGGGAAATTTGTCCTCGAATTCTTGCCATGCTTCGTGGCTCACATATCTCATTGCTTCCTCCTTAATTCCCCATCATGGCCATCACAAACAACAACCATATGGCGAATGTTACGACGCTCATGATTTTAACTGATTTCGTTTCTTCCGGTTTACCCATCGGTACCTCTTTCCCTTCCGGATTATGGTTCCACGTGAAACCTTGGTCATTAGTCAGTGCGGATTTGGACATCTGCAGAAACCCAAAGCCTGTTCACGATTTCCCATGCCCAATGAAAGGGGGCGCAATTGTCCTCATTGCATTCCAGCCCTTTGACCATACAGCCCCCATCCATAATCTTCCATGGACAATCTATTTTCATATTTTCAAAATCCATATTCCTTTACCTCCTTTCCGTCAAAATAGGCTCATCTGTTCTGGCCCATTTCCCGGCGAAGATTTTCGCATTGTTTCCACCGGCAGTTTCCATCGCGGCCTTTCTCTCCCACCCTCGACACCCATGCAGGTATCACATTCTTGCTCCTTCACGTTATCCGCACAGTCGATGCAATATTTCGTTTCCAGCTGCATGGCCTGTGTTTTCTCCAGGCACTGGGCCTGCGTGTAGGTGCATTTTTCAGTGCATACCCACTTGTGCGTCATTGTCCTTTTCACAGGGCATGGCACAAGGATCGTGTCCATTTCTTTCGTCATATCCGGTACTCCTTACCCTTACGGATTACGGAACTCCATGTTGTTGACCAACTCAAGCGCCGTGTCCGACAACCATTCAGAAGCCACGTCCTGGACTGTAGTGCCCAGCCCAACAGCCGAAGCGTACAACAACTTCCAGACTATCCTGGGGCAAGCAATAGGTAACAGGATTGTGTCTTCATACGCATGGTCATCGTCATCGAATGTGACCTCGAATGCGACTGTCTTGGTTGGTTCCTTTAACCGTTCCAGTGCATCTTCCAGTGTGATTTTTCTGGTACTCACGAACCTTGCTCCATCGCTCATGTTTTTACTCACCTCCTCATCAGTATAGCTGCCTTAATTTTCTGGTCTGGCGGCAGGCTTGCGAAGTCATACTCAACGCCATTCTTATACGCCCTTGCCAAAATGCAGCACCCATCGCCCACAGGGACAAGCCCGGATTCGACGAGGGCGCAACTGGATATTCCGTTATGAAACGAAAGGGCTGGACAGCCCTTGTGGTCATTCCCATAGACCGCTATCCCGGAAGGGCACATTTCAGCCAGACAACAAAACCCACAGCGGCAACACGGGTTAGGAAATTCCATAGTCACACCTCCTTCCCGAACACTTGGATATTCGAAAACCCCAAACGGTCCACCGCATCATCCTGAATTTGGTCAATCAGGAAGACAAGACCATTCAGGATAGGGTATTTGTCTGCACATTCCAGGAGACAGCGTTTCTGCTCTCGGAGGGTCACAAAGTTTATTGTTCCGATGTCAATTTGCATAATTCCTCCTCCATTTCCAGGCTATCTTCCAGGTCAATTTCCCTGTAAAAATCGTTATAAAAGTCTTCATCCATGAAATCATCGTATTCATGTTCGTACTCGATGAAAGTGTCCATTTCACTTTTACAGGAAGCGCAAATTTTTTCCTCACTTGAAATAATTTCCCCGCAAAAACATCTATGGATATGCGTGAGGACTTTTACCCTTTCAATCTTCTTAGGCTTTATGTATTTCCTACGCATAAGGACCTCCTACGCCGCCTTCCGGACCACTCGCTTCGTAGTCCCATCGCTCGACAACCCGGAGATATCCCCGATGTTGTCAGCCATGCTCTTGAGGCCCGCCGCGAACTGCTGTGAAAAGTCCCAGTTCCCACGGATATCCTTGGCTTCCACGTTTTCCAGCTCAGCTTTCAACTTCTCAATCTCCGCCAACACATCCTGCAGGTCGAATATCTGGGCAATGTTCAGGTAATCATCGACCACCCTTTTGGGTTTCTTCAACGTCCCTTCTGTGATCTTCTGCCCCTGCTCGATCTTCTCGGATATTTCTTTGATGGCCTCCATCATGGCAGCCCGCGCCTGATCCATGATTTGCTCGGAATACTCCTCATAAGTTTCCGATAATTGTTGCTGGAACCTGCGTTTCGCCTCTATCAGGTCCACCGGGTCAGCCTCATTGATTTCGGCGCCACGGATTTCGCAAACGTGCCATTTCACCTTGAACCTGTTCCGGATTTGCTGATCGGTTGGCCATTTGGCATCTGCCAGGATCGGATATTTCTCGATCATTTCCGTTTGAATCGCCGGCAGGTTGTTGATGAGGTCCTCGACGATTACAGCCTGATTGCTATCGATTTTCTCAAGACCGGTCTGTGCCTGCATAAAGTTCGAGTTCGGGACCAGCCAGGCCCCTCTAATGAAAAACCTTTTTCCAACGGTTGACATTAAAGATGTAACCTGTGAGCTGGGTTTCAGCATGTTAATCCTCACATCATCGGGGATGACATTCTTTCTACCCAGTTCGATGATGTCCAAGATATCGTCCGGATCCTTTCCCAGGTCAGACGCTTTCAGCTTGTCCTTGCCTGACCATGACGATACTGACGTGATCCAGATCGTACAGTTTTGGTAAAGCTGCTGCTCTACCGTGGTTGTGTGCGTGTTCTCACTCATGTTTTTCTCCTCCTCCTATTTTGAATTTCCCGACGGTAATTCGCCAGTAGAAAGATCAACCACTTAGTTGACCCTTCGATTGAAGAGTTACCAATCACCCCCTCCAAAATCATCATTGACATACATCACGAGCTTTTTCGCCCCGGCTATTGCAGAAGGAGCGTCCTCCCAGGCATAGTTCTTTGACTCGGCCCAGGCTATGTCCCCTTCCTGCAAATAAAACTGCTTGAAAGCCTCGCCATGCGCTCCCAACACTCCGGCCAGCCCACCACTATCCCAGAAGTCCGCTTGCACAGTGTAGCCGTTCTCAGTTCGTACAATGCCCAATTCGTAACGACACCCGGGAATGTGAATAGCGTAATCGCAGACGCCCTTATCGTTTTTGTACCAGACGAAAGTTTTTTGGTCTAAGAACTCCCATCCTCTCCTCTGACAAAGGGCCTTGATAGTCTCAATGTCGAACTCAAGCCCTTCGGTTGAAATTGTGCTTATGTGTGACATTTTCACTCCTCCTTCATCTCACCCATCGTGTTTGATTGCTTTCGTAAACCGTGGGTTCGTCAGCGCAAACCGATATCATCTCTCCACAACTTGGGCATTTGATATCAACGCCGTCCACCAAGTCTAAGTAGGTCGCATCTATGCCCAAATGAAAACCACAGGAGCATTCAACGACTTCCAGCGAAAATTTCTCAGTTTCCACATCACCCACACAGTTTACTGACATCACAAAGCACCTCCCCCTCGAAATATGACGGCTTATAATCCATCGTCTTGACTTGTCCGTGCCTTTCTTCGATTTCCCGCGTCGCTTCCTTACAACTGCCTCCCTCGTACCCGAAGGCCTCGACCCGGGTGCTTCCGTCCGGTAAATATTCAATCTCGATTCTTTTCATTTTGCTCTGCACCCTCCTTCCATTTCTCAGAACTCAAATTTATCATACACTTCTTGCAGCTCGACTGCCGACCATCCGATGCTCCCTCTTTTTTGTGGTAGTCAGCCAGGGCCACATCATCCCCACACGTGCAGCATACTTTTGAAAGTGTGCCCACCCTAATTCGCGTGTAGTGCATATCACACAGGCCACTTGAGGTCACTGCCCTGCGGCAATTTAACACCGAACACACCTTGAACGGCATATCCAACCATAACCCGGTTATTTCTCGGCCTTGCTCGCACTGCAAGCAATTAACATCCATCGACTCTACTGTGTACAAAGATTTTTGTTTGCGAATGGCTTTTTTCAGCCTTGCTTTGCATCTCGATTTCAGCATGATGCAGTTGCAACGGTCACAAAGGAAGAAATCTTCCGGGCTAAGCCCCGGATAAGTAGCAACGATCTCTTGTACTCTTAAGTTCACTGCCTCCACCTCCTTTTCTCAGATTGTTTGCTTTATTGCCTTAATCGCTTCAGTCTGCCCACCATCCCTCGATGGTGAGCAGGTGCAGGGATTAAAGCCAAAGGTATTCCAATTGGCAACGAAGCCCGCTGTTGTTAATGCTCGTCGCTTCCTCTGCTTTTAAATCGTGGACTAATTCGTCAAGCTCACTCATGCCACCTTCCTCCCTTTCTTGACCTTTCGGCCGCTGTCAGTTATCGACTGCACTTTCCCGCCGGCAGGCTTATCGCTCGCCCAGATACAAACCCCACGGGCTTTCGTGCGGATCTCTTCCAGCTTCTCAGCATGGGCTTTCCCATAAGGCAGGACGTAATCACTGGCCTCTTCCGCAGAACATCCCATCATAGATATGGTTTCTGCCAGCTTCGCAATGTCGGCGCCGCTGTACCCATCAAGAGAGAAATTCTTGGGGATTAAAACGCCCTCTTTTTTCTCCCAAATACCGGCTATCCCACGGGCCTCCTCAGCACTCGGCAAATCGGTGAAGAAAATACCACCAAACCTTCTCAGCAAAGCTCCACCAGATTCTTGGATAAGCGGCTCAAGGGCATTACAGGTGCCTATCCAGTAGGCCCCGCATCCCCGACTGTCTTCCATTTCTCGTAATAATTCTTTGAACAAAGACTGACCGACGCCACTGTCTCCACCGGATGAAATACCGGAAGCTATCGCCTCGATCTCATCCATGAAGACAACGCATTTTCCCACCGCGCGGATGGTCTTGAAGGCATCTCTCAATCTTCCTTCTGCAACCCCCTGGTATCTGTCTTTTAAAGCGGAGAATCTCAGGATTAAGCATGGGATTTCCATCTCGTTGGCCACGGCCTTCGCAATATGACTTTTTCCGCTGCCTGGTATTCCAAAAATCAGGACACCCCTTGCCTTTGGGCTCTTAATGGTACTGAGGATATTCCTCTTCAGTCTTTCCAGACCAAAGATTTCATCCAATGTCTCCGTGTAATGCCCAAACTCCAGGACTCCAGTGGCTTTCATCTGCGCCGCCTTCTGCTCCAAAATCGTCTTCACGTCAAAGCATCCCTTCATGACCAGAGACAGCGCAAGGGCATTCTCTGCCCCTTCCCACGTCAACCCACGCATGGCATTAACGATCGTGTCCACATTTTCCGGGACTTCCATCTCGTTATCCTCGGCCATCTTCTCGACTATCCTGAGAAGCGCGGCCTCGTCCGGATACGCATAGTCAACAACTGTCACATCATCGGCCAGTTCAGGCGGGATGATCTTCTCTGCTGAAATAAAACAGATAGTCTTCGCCTGAAGTTTTAGGTTGGATTTCAAGTTCAGTGCCGCCCGGGTGATCGTGATCTTCTCGAAGTATTTGTGATAATCCTTCATGAAGATCATCGCCCCAATCGGACGTGGCGGGTCACAGCTTTCGTCATACTTAATCGGCAATGATCCCGTTGCTTCCAGCGCCATACCAGGGTCAACGATTTTCCCGTTACCACCCTTCGGCTCGAAACCCGGCACAGAAATAGAACGCCAGGCCCACGCTCCTCCCCCATTCCGGACCATCGCCTGATAACCCGCAGCAATGTCCCAGGAATAGAACTGAACATCCTCATCAAACTTCGCGCGATTTTCCCTGATTATCCGGTCTTCTTCAGTGGACTGGATAAAAAGGAAAGGATACCGCGCATCGTGGTGATGTTGCATCTCATTTACCTCCTTTCTCGGTTTATGTTTACTTTCTGACACATCCATGAAGGCCCCGGCGTTTCCGGTACCGGGACCTTGAGCATGGGTCAGGATATCATTATGCCTTTTTGTAGACGTTCAGGCCAATCGTGACACCGCTTTCCTGCACATTGCCTTCCGTACTTGCAATTATAATGGTTTTGCCCGACTTACTCGGCCCAAAAGTCTTGCTCGTGTCCACCGTGATTACCAACTTTTTCCCGTCCATCTTCATCTCTACGTTCTTCATTTTCCCTCTCCTTTCCTCGTACTTACGTTGGCGTTTCCCCTGTTAAGGAACCATGAGTGTTCCAGACAGGCACTAAACTAACAAATAACAAAAATTCTTGTCAATAAAAAAGTTACTATCTTTTCTTTAATCTCTTGCGTTAGAATGCGATAGCTGATTGGCAGTTGTCCCAACGATATATTTCCCCGGTGGCACAATGACATCAGGGTGCTGAATACCGTCAGCAGCTGTGTGGATTAGCGTGGTTGGTTCAGTGACAAAGTATTGCCCCCGATGATACAGCACCGGAAATTCAAAATTATGATGTCCTGATCCCATTCTTTCATGAGCAAAAGCCGAATCCGGATAACTATTGCTATTTGCGGGTTTCAAGAGAAAATCTCCCTGCTGAATAACGTTTTTATCGGCCCCGATCCCCAGTTTTCTAAGCCGCTTGATGATATCGTTTGGATCACTCTCCATCCATCCCTGGGTTGCCGGTGCTCGATGGGTGTAAACATGCCCAGAATCCCCGACAAATACGGCGAAACAGAACTTTTGAGATCCAGAGGCTTTCCAATTTTTCCAGTTTTTGCAATCAACCTCTCCACGAACATACACAGCCTGATGATCGCCGGAGACAGCAACATCAACTGATCCAGTAGATATTGAGGCTTTTTCCTGGTATCCATAAGTTTCAAACCTTATTATTTTTACCGTTCGGGTTTCTTGATTGACAATAATATTCGGGAGCCAGTCCTTCGCAGAGGTCCAGTTTCCAGCGGGTGTTATGGTTTCAAAGTTGGTGAATGGTTTCAACCAAGGCTGCATTGTGCGTTTTGCGATGTTTGCACAAAACTCCATGGTTTGGGCATCCATTGATTTCGATACTGGATACCCTGCTTTCATTGCGATTTTGTAATTCTGCAATTTTGTCATAGGTTTTTCTCCTTTCATTTTATTTTTGTTAGGCTCATAAAAAAGCCCACGGGTGGAGGGTAAGTCCCGTAGGCTCTATATAAGTCCAACGAAGTCCCCACAATGGGAACCCCTATTGTCAGACCCTCATGGGCATAACGAGAGCATGGTAACTCTCAAACCCCATGACAATGGGCTTGTTTCCCGTGTCGAACATGATGTGGAGGTCTTCACTTTCAATGGGCTTCATGGCATCAAGAATAAACTGGCCATTGAACCCAAACGTGACCTCCTCGCCATCAGGGTAATTCTTCGACTTTACAGGGATGGATATTTTCTGGTACTCTCCCTTCTCCGGATTGGTAAAATCAACATCAATCCCGCCATTGAACTTCAGCTTGATTGAACTGTACTTTTCCCCGGTGATGGTCATGGCTTGCTGCAGTGGTGTCTCCATGTCAGCCTTTAGGATAGTCAGGCTTTTCTCGGGCTCCGATGGAACAACAACTTTCCATGCCGGGAACCTGCTCTCCATCGCACGGATATACAGCATTCCACCTTTTTCTCCGAAAGGAACCGAAATCATGTGTCCGGCAGAGTTCATCTGGATGTGGATAAGATCCTCATCCGCGAACAGTGCTTTGAACATTTTCACGGCGTCTATCGGGCAGGTGAACCCGCCAAGGCCTTCAGGCGAAACAATATTCTCAGCATCCAGGCTCGACCAATGCAGCCTGTGCCCATCCGTTGCCACCGCGGCCAGGTTTTCCCGATCTTCCAGGTCAAAGTATATCCCCTTCAGATTAAATCCCTGATCGTCCTTCTTTTGGGCAGCCATCGAGACATTCACCAAATTTTTCTTGGTGATGTTGATTGTCGTATCATGGCCGACCTCTTCATCGAAGGATGGGAACTCATCCACGTCGAACGTAGCCAGGCCCGTAAAATTCTGGCCTATCCGAACCCTGGGCGCTCCGGTCTTGAAAAGCAGACCGTCCTCGTCGCCCGTCCTGGTGATCTCCACTTCTTCATCGGTTAGGGATGATAAAATCTTTCCCAGATCCTTGGCGGAGATGCAGAATTTCTCGTTCCAGGAGCTTTCTTCTGTGGACGCGTTCTCGCAGGCTTCCAGGATTACTGTACGCATGGCAGGAACTGTGGCTTTTCCCGGAAAGGATATTCCATAGTCCTCGGCCAACTGCTTCAGCTGTGGCCCTTTCAGCCCGTCAATCCCGTCTTCCCCGATCACACCGTCAATGCCTTCAGCGGGCATCGTCCGTCCGTAATCGGAAATTTCCAGCGGAATCTTGACGGCCATCTCCAGGTCAGTCGCTATCAGCTTCTGTCCGGCGCCATCCAGTACAACGCAACTCAGGATAGGGAAATTTCCACCTTCCTTGGCTACCTTGGATGCAATCTTCACTGCCGCTGTTAAACTTTTCCTATTTATTTTCATAATGAACCCCTCCTTTGGGTTTGGTGATTTAAACCCTCCAGTATGGGCAGGAGCATTTTCCCGCCCACAATGCAGAGATTAAACCCCGGCACGCTGGTAGTATTTCCCCCAAGAAGGCCTTTCGTTTACGGGGACATGCAGCGTTTCCTGGTTTACAGTGTCGATGATCCAGTAATGATTTCCTTCGGGCCATCTTTGGCCGTCCGTGGTTTTCCCGGTGATCCAAGCATCCCCAATTTGCAAGGAATGAGCAATTTGCCGCATTTTATACTTCGATAATTTTCCCATCAGTGCTCCTATCCGTTGATTTAAGCCTTCCAGCATACGCCGGGACTTTCCCGGCGCATAAGCAAGGTTTAATTTCTCCTGATAAAATATTGCCAAACATTCTTGACCATTTTTCGCCAACAGTCCCGATTGAGGAAGCCGCCGTATTCGTACCAGGTTTTCTTGGAAACGCGCTCTGATCTCATCTCAATCCCTGTTCCTTTTCCGGCTTTTCTTGGCCGCTTTGTTCGCCTTTTTTCTCGCCTTCCGGTATTCAGCCGTTACCGTTTTGTTCTCATCGAATTTCTTCATGGTATTTCCTCCCGTTTTCTTATGGTTGAGCCAACACAACAACCGCCCCGATAAGCCCCATAGCCATCAGGAAAACAAACTTCACCGTTTCCAGAAATGCTCGCATTATTTCAGCCCCCATTTCTTGTTAAATTTCTTGTTGATTTTCTCAATCACTTCAAAAGTGGATAGCCTTTTCGTGTTCCTTACCGTCCAGTTTCCATTTTTCTTGTGGTACGTGTAAGTCGTGTCGTACTTCGCCTTGGTTTTCTTGCTCCCAGCATCAGCCGACGGCGACCATAGCAAGGCACTCGCTATCACTGCCGATATCAAAATCTTTCTCATAGTTTTCTCCCTTTCCATGGGCGTAGGTGAATGCGCAATTCTTTAGGCTCACTTCCCATCCCATTTTCTCGGAGGAAGAAAAGCCAAAGCCCAAAGCCCACGCTCCACCCGCCATAACTTCCGGGTGATGTTTCTTGTCAAACTCGATGAATTTATCGACTAACCACACATTCATGACTTTACCACACTTAGGATATCCGGAGATTTTCTCGATATCGTCATAGTCCGGGATGAATTTCTTGTAAATAGCGACAATGACATCCTGCTGATGGTCTTTTTCCTCGAACAGCGGTTCCAGGAGCTTTTTCATTTTTTTCTCGCTTAGATCATATTGCATAATTTCCCCTCCATAGGCATAATTCACCCCGTTATTGGGGTTTCTACGCAAAAAAGGGGAGCCCGGTTTCCCGAACTCCCCCTTCCACCACGGGAGGCGATCAAACATACAAAAACCTATGTGAGAATTTCTCGTAAGACGTGGCCCATTTTCTGGCCCGCTGAATAGACACCCTCAAATCTCGAAGGCGACAATAGACGTGCTGTGAATTGCAGTAGTGCTGAAAGAATTTTCGCATGATTTCTCGCCTCCCCTTCCGTATATTTTGTAATGATCGTAAAATTCCCGCATGGTCTGGAGTTTGTCCATGTAGCCAAGCCTGTCGTCCTCGCGGATTTCCCGTAGTCCTTCCCGGAGATATTCTTCATCTTCTTTTTTCATGTTCACTACCTCCTGTTTTCTTTTATCTATCATCATCCACATAAAGCCACAAGATTTCTTGTAGACTTATGTAGAGGAGGTCCGTTATGTTCCAAGGTGGACCAGCCCTGAGCCGTTATTTTTCCCGACGATCTTCAGCGGGTATTCATTATTTCATTTTTCTCGTAGCTCCAGGTTATCAGCCAGAAAACCTTTTTCTTATACCCAAAAAAGCCCGACCCGGTTTCCCAGGTCAGGCTATATTTGTGATGGGCAATAGCGATTTTCCTACACGGCCACGGCCTCTTTGGGGGCGTTGATTTCCTTCTTCGCTTCAAAGGCAGCCAATTGCTCCAGGGTTTTCTCGGCAATCCGCTTCATGCTCTGGAAAGTCAGTTTCAATTTTCCCACATCCCGTTTCCGGGCGTTGATAACATTCGGATCACCAACCCAGTCTTTCTCGTAACTGGCAATCATCTTCTCCAGTTTCTCACTCGCTTTTCTCGCCTTACTCAGCCCGCCATTTTCCCCAGCCTCTTTTTTGGCCTGTGCGAAAATATCACGCTGATTTTGTTTGTCCAGGTACGCCTGAATCGCCGCCAGCATTTGACTGGCTTTATTCTTGTCCTTCAGGCAGCTGTTGAAAACGTGCATTTGTTGTTGGGCGCTCTCGAAGGAGGTCGCCAATTTTCTCGCCACGTCCTTTGATATTTTCCCGTCATCCACAAACTTATGGAGTTCAGGCGCCAGTCCGCACAATTCCAGGTCCGACTTGATCGTAGCGACACCAACCCCGTGAATTTTCGCGACACGATTGATAGACAGCCCATGCTCATCAACCGACCGCTGATAACTTCTCGCCCGATTCATGATGCTCAAATCTTCCCGGTTCGCATTCGCCATAAGCTGTTTTTCCCACACGTCCCGCTTGCTGATACCGTCATACACGAAGCACGGAATTTCCTGCAAGTTCGCCAGCATGGCAGCCTTGGTGCGCCGGTGGCCGTCGATCACCTGATACTCACCGTCAGGAACATTTTCCGGGGACCAGACTGTTATCGCCTGATCGTCCATGAAACCGGCAGCTTTCATGCTGTCAGCCAGTTCCTCAATCCCCGTATAAATTTCTCGGGGTTGTTCTGGGTCCAGGTGGATCTTCGTCACTTCAATTTTTCTCGTTTCCATAGCATATCCCTCCCGTGATAGTTGTCGGCGTCTTATGACACCAGGCAGGGCAAGAAAGATAATTTCTCGCTCTCCCTGCTACCACCGGATTTTCTCATCCGGTCAAAACACCGGACTCTATAACGCCAAAAGCCGACGCCCGATTTCTCGGAGTCGGCTGGCTGTAAGGTTTCTTTATTATGATCCGAACGATAAGCGGAAAATTTTCACGCCTTCTTCAATAGGTAAAATTCTACCAGCAGTGCCTAATGCTAAAAGCGTATTTTCTGATATTTCATGTATGTCTTCAAGAAAAATGTGTATGAAATCGCATGTTATTTGGATAGCTTCCTCAGCTTTTTCCAGAATTTCCTTCCATGTTGGAGATTCCAGGATGGGGCTAATGTAGTCCTTGCCTTTTCCTGTTCTATCCCAATATTCGTCGTAATCATGGATTAGCTTAATTTTTCCCGCCACAGCTATTTCTGCATGTGGTTTGTTTGTGGCATCTATAACCATTTTACTCCTCCTTTATATGGATTCGGATTTTCTCAGTAAGCTCATACCGCCAAAAGCCGACTCTGGATTTTCCAGGTCGGCTCGTGGTGTTGGTGGATTTTCTTGCTACTTTTTCCGCAGGATGTAAACTTTCCCGTTTTTCTCGCGTCTCATTATTCTATCCTCCAGTTTTCGTTATACCCAACCCCGCCCTCAAAGAATCAAGATTTTCTCACACAAGATTTTCCTGCATCGCCCAGATCGCTTATGTTTTCCCGAAGGTGTCCACTTTCTGAATTAGAATTTCTCATGCTTGAGAATTTCTCGCCCTTGAGGGCCAGATTTGATAGCCGACTGTTTTATGGCCCGTCGGCAATTAAGCCTACTGCTATACTTCACCGCCCCCAATACTCCGGGGGCAGTTTTACTCATGTTCATACTTCGGTACTACAGAGTCGGAGGGACTCTATGATTCTATCAGTCTCCGTCCTTCCCAGGATAAGCAGTCTCAAAAACATCAATCGCACTTCTCAGTTAGTCAGTTCGGCAAGCATCATTGCTCAGGGCCATTGTAGTCTCTCTCAACGGTAGCTCCGCCCAAGCTGGCAAGGCTGATGTATCAAAAGATACTCCGACCTATCGCTCCGCAAACCGTTCTTAACTTCCCAATCAGCACGGTATTTCAACCGCTATAGCTCCCAGTCCAAACATCAACCGAAAGAGCTTACTTTACGACGTAAGCCGCCGCCCCGTGGTGTGGAGGAACATCAGCCTTTTAAGACCGCAGGGCCGGGATAGGTGAATCCCGTCTGTTTACTCGCTCAGACCATGAGCGTCAGATTGCTTTGGCTTGACCGCAGGCATAACAGATAACCACGGGCAGGACTTCTAACTCGTAGTGCAACCATACCCGAACTCCCGCAGGACGTTAGGCCACACTCAGCCTTGAGGGATAGCTGAAACCCCAGCATGAAAATTTATCATGTCATGCCAACACGCCGCAGCTTCACTTAGCAAGAACAGGACTTGCGGGTCCATTGCCATAGTCCGCCTATTGGGTCCAACCAGCTCCATGCACGGACCACACAGAACCGTGATCTCATTCGCAGCCTAAGCGACTCAGCTATTCATGGGCGGATTGCCAGTATGATCAGCTTCATCAGACCGCTATCGAGGTCAGTTAAGAGCGTAAGCCCTTAAAGATAGGCCCTGCCGGACAAGCCAGGGCGCATCATCAAGAGTTTATGCGCGTTTCCGCAATATGGTCACAACCTTGCGGGTTGAATGTATCTGTTTCGCAATCCGTATCCATTCCGCTTTCTTTTGTGTCATGATATCCCTCCCAGGATTGAACGCCATTCGGTATATGAATGTTATTCAGATTATGAACGGTATTTAGATAATGAATCGCATTCATATAATGAACGCTACTCACTTTGTGAACGCTATTCATCTCTTGAACGTGGTTCATAATCCGAACGTCATTCAGTTAATGAACCTTACTTAGTTAGTGAACGCCATTCGCTTTGTGAACGTGGTTCACTTGCTGAACACCATTCGGTTACTGAATACCATTCGATTTACGAACTCCATTCAGTTGCTGAACGCCATCCATCTACTGAACGTCATTCAGTCTCCGAATACCGTTCACTTGTCGAATAGTATTCAATGTCTGAATGCCCATCAGTTATTGACCAGCTTTCAAATGTCGAATGCCTCTCGATTACTGAAAGTAAGTCACTTGTCGAATGGTATTCGGTTTACGAATACTGTTCACTTTTTAAACCATGATATTTTAAAAACTCTCTTTCTATTCCTTTACATCTGGGAAGACTAAAAATATGTATAGGGGAAAAAATAAACTTCCCTTTCTTCTTCCCTTCTTCTTCTCTTTCACTTCCCTACACTTGGGAAAGGGGAAAATATGTACCCCTCAAAAAAAAAACTTTCAAACTTTTTCATTTTGTTCTTGACAAGCACATATACAAGCTGTATATTGTATCCAACATTAACATTAATCGGAGGGTATAGAACATGGGAAATTTAATACCGGGTCTTTTGTGTGTAAGTCTTTTGTGTCTTTTGTGGAGTATGATCAGGGGGATCAGAAAAATAGATCAGATCTTCTTTGAATTGACAGGAAAGGATGTATCCTTCTTTCGATTCTGGACATGGAAAAACATCTAAACCAAAGGGGGGAAGGGAATATCCTTCCCCCTCTATTAAAGGAAAGGGGAAAGACACCATGAGAACAAGCACATTGAAAAAAGATGGAATAGAAAATGGAAAATGGGAAGGGAGAAGGGAAGTATCCGACCTTCTAAAAGAAGATAAACTTTTACGTGAATACCAAAGGATAATTGACACCGATAATGAATTTGAACCACTTGAGTCGGCCATGGACAAAGAAGATGTACTCCAAACGAGAATCTTATATCTTCTGGAAAACAAAGAAAAGATGGATGTTTACAGGAAAGAAGATCCAAAGAGATGGACTAACAGCCTAAATTTTTACGTCAGAAAAAGAAGGATAAACACTTTCCAGAGTCGTGAAAAATTTATCAGCCTGTCAGATAACGACACCTCAGAAAATACTCTGGTATCCATTGACCATGATGCAGATCTTCAAAACTGGATTCTTTCCCAAAAAGATGCAGAGGGAAAGGAAATTTTTACGCCCAGGCAGAAAGAGATTCTTTCCTTGCGCTTTACAGGGGAAAAGCAAACCGATATCGCAAAACTTCTTGATACCGATCAAGGGAACCTTGCGCGCACTTTCAAAACGATAGATAGCAAGCTGGCAAAACTTCCCATTAAAGAAATGGTATCTTCCACCTGGTACCAGGGAAAAGGGAATGATCTTCCTATGAGTAGGGTATGGGCAGCAAAATGTCAAGATACGAACAGACCACATATTCCATGCCCTTCTCTTCCCATCATTCCCTCTATTCCTTCTCTGCCAGGTATCGTATGGAACATGGGAAGTCTACGCTCTGGATGCTATACGTCTCACGTCAAGGCTCCAGTTCTGGATATCATGGGAAGAATAGGGAAGAGTAACTCTTTCGATGCAACAAAGAATCTCAAAGATATACAGGATAGAAGGGATGCAGAACACTTCCACTTCTATCAGAATGTCATTGACTGTTCCAGAGGAAATGTTGACCACTCTTTCAATCCATTTAGTGAAGAGTCTCAAAGAAGGAAGTGGAAGAAGTAACTAATCCTCTTTACATCCCATCCACACACAGGCCATAGCTTCCACAGTATGGCCTTTCCTTTGGTTATCTTGTCTTGTCTTGTCTTGTGGTCTGTCTGCTGTCTTATGTGTCTTGTGTGTGTCTGCTGTCTTGTCTTGTGGCTTGCCTACTGTCTTGCCTACTGTCTGCTGTCTGCTGTCTGCTGTAGTTCTTAATAAAGCGAATGATGACTACCAGGGATTAGTGTACTATTGTAATATTGTAATATTGTATTGTATAGTCCTCTATACTAATTGATGACAGCCCATAATATGGGAGGCTATGCCCATGCAAGCGCCTGTATACTGTATATTGTATACTGTATACTGTATACCGTATACCGTATACCATGCCCTTAACACCTGTTAACTTAACACCTGTTAACCTTGCATTTATGCAATGGTTAAAGGTGGACTAAGTGGACTTAGTCCAATGGACTAACCTATTAATAATCATTAAACCATCAATCCCATAATCATAAGTACCTGATATGACTACACTATTCAGCCATCAATCCTTTAGGCTATGTTAAGAGCCTCTAAAACAAGGGGTACCCCTCCATTTATTTGAGTAAGACCGGGCATACAGCTGCGGGCCGGGTATCGCCCGTGATCCTAAACGGAATTCTCAAAACTAAAGTCCGGCCCCTTTTCTTTCCGATAATTCTCAAAACTTTATTTTTTTTTCTTCATTTTTTGACCTCCCACTTTTTTCCTTTCGCCCTCGCACGAATTTTACTTGACACATTTTGGCTGTGTGGTCATAATGTGCGCTGTGCTTGTGGGGCTCGTGCAAAAAAAACCAAAAAGGAGAAATGGAATGAAGGGATTGAGTGAATTGCGAAAGGTTTTATTAATTAAAGGGGTTACGCAGCGTGAATTGGCTAAATTATCGGGGCTTAATGTAGCCGTAATAAGCCAGATTGCGACTGGTAGAGTGATCCCTACTGCAGATGAGCGAGCACGGATTTCAGAGATTTTAGAAGAAAGTGAATCGGAATTATTTGGATTTGCGTTGCAAATGTGTAATTGTCCATATTGTGGGCACGCGATATCTCACTCGGGATTTCAGGGGGATGAGATAGCCAACGGGGTGTGCCTGGTGTGTTCTTCCTGCGGGGGTGTTTTTCGGATTTATCCTTATATGGGTGATGTGTCTAAGGTGGTGATCACGAAGGATGGATTTTAGATATGGGCGTGCATGCGAGGGTGCCTGAAGGGGCGATATTAGAGGTTTTGAGGGGTGAGAAGACGCAGAGTGTTGTGGCGAGGGAATGGGGGGTTAGTCGGCAGGCGGTGAGTGAGCGTGTGTGGAAGGTTGAGGGGATGCCTGAGCGTGCTGAGAGGGTGAAGCGAGTTCCTGTGGAGCTTCCTATGGAGCGTGCTGAGTGCCCTGGGCTGTCTGCTGAGGATACTGCCATCATCAACAGTGATTGTGACTGTGTTGTAGGCGACGAGGAGTGTGGGGATGATTTAAGTGGTTTTTGTTTGGAGCTGTAAGGAGTCAATCGATAACAATCGAAGTTTTAAAAAGGGGGAGAATAATGGGTGAGGAATTTGGGAAAAGAGAAGTGACGATCCGGTTTACTGAAAAGATGTTGGGTACGGTGCCCAAGGATAAGGAGATTTACAAGACCTATATCGCCGGGAAAAAGGCTGACTTGGAAGAGGAGTGGTTGAAAGAGGAAGTGGAGACCGTGGAGCAGGCGGAAGAGAAGGGCTGGACCGGGTTCCATAAAGATGAAAAAGGGCTGTTTTTGTTTGACTATCTGATAAAGGGTTTTCTCAAGAGCGGTATGGAAGTGAGCATGGAAATGGGCGCGGTGGATAAGGTGGTGGCATATAAAAAGTGGATTGATTTATCCGTGTTTGTGTGGCCGAGGAGAATTTACCTGGGGATAATGGAGCCTGACGGGGTACTTGAAAGGCCTCTTAGGACCATGACTCCGAAAGGGCCGAGGGTGGCATTGAGCCGAAGCGATTATGTGAATGAGGGGAGGGAATTGACATTCGAGGTGGAGATTTTGAAAAACAAGAAAGGTCTGGACTGGGATGCCATAGAGCAGGCGTTTGACTATGGGCGATATGTGGGTTTGGGGCAGTGGCGGGGGAGTGGTGGGTACGGGCGGTTTGAGCTGGTGGGGGATGGGGAGTGATGGTAAAGTAACGTGGAGTAAAGCACGGTTACGGTAATGTAAAGTAATACATGGTATGGTGGTGTTGAGTAACGGCAGTGTGTGGTTGGGTGGGGTGTCGGCATGGTTAGGATCGGTTCGGTGGTGGTAATGTTTGGTAGGGCAGTGTGTCGCGATGGAACTGTGGGGTTAAGTGGAGTGCGAGTTTGGTAAAGTGAAGTGGAGTACCGGTAAAGCGAGGCGTGGTTAGGCGCGGTTTGGGAATGGTAGAGTATTGTGATGTGTTGGTGATGTAATGTGATGTGCGGTCCGGTCTGGTTTTGGTAATGTAACGTAAGGCTGTGTAATGGCAAAGTGACGTTGGGTATAGTTACGTAATGGTTTGGTCTGGTAAAGTTCTGATGGGTAGAGTGCGGTAAAGGAATAGTAATGTTACGTAATGTGACGTATTGGTGATGTCGGGTGTGACAAGGTGATGGCATGGTTGTGAACAGCTCGGTGGGGTAACGTGGGGGCGCGGCGAAGGGAGGATGGTTGGATAAAATGATTGAAACCAAGGTGAAACTCAGGATAGCGTGTGAGGTTTGTGAGGGGACGGGGAGGATACCGTCGCAGAATAAGGGTGGGTTATACGACACCATTTACTGCCCTGACTGCCGTGGGGAAAAATCTTATGAGGTTTGGATATCTATTACGAAGTTTAAGGCGATGTTGGACAGGTTGGGTTGAAGGGGTGTAATTGATAGCGATTGGGACCGGCACCTACGATCACGATACCTCTCCCACTTATAATGGGACAACCTGTTCTAATGGGGCTTCTTCTTTGGTTGTAGCCTATGTGAATGTTGTCTATTATCGGTGTAATGATACATTTGTTGATGATTTAAAACTCATAGACCCTTTTCCTGAACCTGATTGGCCTGAGTTGAAACCGGTGGTAGTGAATCCTGTGAAGAGGATGGGGCCAAAGGTGAGTGGTAGGTTTAATTGAAAGATTTTAAGATGTAATAGAAGAGGGATTGGTTTGAGGCTAAGAAAGGTGAGATGAGGAAAATAATCGGGGGAGGTTGATTGATTATGGAAATATCGTTCAAGATTTTGGGTCGGAATATTAGGATAGGGCGTGATTTCAAGAAGTATAAGGGGCTTGATGTGGTTTTTGGGTCTATGGTGTTTGCGACGATGTTTGTTTTAAGTATCCCGTTGATGATTGCCGGATTCCGGTGGCATAGGACGGTGGGGAAGATTAATCATGGCTAAAGGTAAAAAAAAGGGATCGGAGGTGACACAGTCTCCTGTTCCTGAGCAGATAGGGACGAGCGTGGGGCACGTTGAGGGGAAGCAGTTACGATTCTTGGCGCACGTGGCGAGATGCGGGGGGGAACGTTGCCGGATTTACGATATGTGCCCGTACAGTGGGGAAACAGACCGGTCGGAGAGGTGCGCGTTGCTGCATCGGTACTTGAAATCGATGTATCAGGATTGGGTGGACCCGAAGAACGGGTTGGGGGACGTGCTGACGCAGATACAGTTGGACCGGTTGGGGAGTCATGTGATGCCGCTGTATCATCATTTGGCGATGTTTGCGTTGGAGATTGCTGACTTGCCTAAGACGACGTACACGAATAAACAGGGAAATTGGATGGCGTACCCGCAGTTTGGGGAGATGAGGGCAACGATGCAGCAGATCCGGGCTGAGGTAAAGGATTTGAAGTTGGATGCGCTGTGGGAGAAGAAGTTTGGGGGTGGGGTGGATGGTAGGAGCTTGCCTGCGGGCGGGGGCGCGATGAATTTGGACGATATTTATCAGCATGGTCGGCGGGGTGCGTATGAGGAGTTGGTTGACCGGGCGCATAAGAGGGAGGCATAAGAAATTGAAAAATTGAAAAAGGAGGCTGAAAAATGAGGGGCACTGTAGCGAAACGTATTCGGAAAGAGGTGTACGGGGATTTCTCTACCAGGGAGCGGACGTACAGGGTGAAATGGTACGAGAAGATTTTGAAATCGAAAAATAAAGATGAGGAGGACCGGAAGGTCCGTACCGGGACTATCCGCGATTTTGGATTGAGGGCAAAGTATCAAGCGGCGAAGAGGGCGTATTATCTCAATGGTGCTACCATTGGCTGATTCTAAAAATAAACTAACAATAATTATTGATACACGTGAGCTGAAGCCGTTTACGTTCACATCAATTATCCCTATCCCTACGACAATTGTGGCCACACTTCAAACAGGAGATTATTCCATTCAAGGGTACGAGAATCAAATCACCATTGAACGTAAATCCCTCGTGGACCTGTTTGGGACCGTGGGTAAAGGCCGAAAACGCTTCGAGGCTGAACTCCAACGAATGGTGGAGTACCGGTTTGCTGCTGTTGTTGTTGAGGCAGATTGGGTTGCTGTTTTAAGGCATCCTCCGACCAGGTCGAGATTGAATCCTAAAACCATTTATGCGTCCGTGATAGCTTGGCAGATTCGCTATGGTGTCCACTTTTGGTTTTGTCCTAACCGGGAATTTGCGCAGAAAACCACCTACCGTATTTTAGACAGATTTTACAAGGATAATTCAGGCTATGGCGACAAAAAAAGATTTTGAGCAAGTGAAGAGTGAAATCCTTTCGAGGATTGATGTGCAGAGAGAATATGAATTATTAGGGGTGAAGTTTAGTGGGAGGCCATCGGCGTCCGGTTGGTTGACTTGTTCGAATCCTTGGCGAAAGGATGTTAATCCGAGTTGTGGGGTGAATATATCGTCGGGGACGTACCGTGGGTATCTGTGTGCGTTTAATGAAAATGGGAGGCGGGGGAAACCTTATGCCTCTTTTTCATTTTGGGACGTGGCGGCGGACTTTTTACCCGGGTCGTGCGGTGATTTTGGTTTTGTGCTGAATCATTATGCGGATAAAATGGGGGTGAAGTTTAAGAATGAAAGGCGCCCTCCTACAAAGGACATGATTGTGCAATTCATGCGGGATTTACCGGAGGAGGCACGTGAACACCTTAAGAGCAAAAGAGGCCTATCAGACGAATCGATAGAAAAGTATGAAATAGGGTTCCGGAAGTTTGATAGCAGAAACACTTTTCCGGTGTATGACTCTGACGGGGACCTGGCGAATATCCGGTACCATAATTCGAAACTGAAGCCCAAGACGCTGAACCATCCCGGTTTTGGCCAGGCTCGGCTGTGGGGTGCTGATCGGTTGGCGAAGGCGCCTGCAGCATCGATTGTAACGATTACTGAAGGTGAATTTGATTCTATTTTGATTGAGCAAGAAACAGGCCTTATCTCTGTCTCACCTACCAATGGCAAAAGCGCTTTCTCATATTCATGGGTGCCCTATTTTCATGGTCATCATGTGATTTTGGTGTGGGATTGTGACCGTGCCGGGCGAGACGCTGTCGAGAAGGTGGTAATACCGGCCTTCCAAGACGCTGTTATTTCGAATAAGGTTTTATCATTGAAAATCGTGTGGCTTTATGGCGGGGACGCTCCAAAAGACGAAAAGGATTTCACGGATTTTATTGTGAGAAGTGGGGGAACCGGTGCCCAGCTTTTGGAGAAAATCAAGAAAGCCACTCCTTATAAGTACAGTAAAGCTCAGATTGAAGACCCTCCGGTGGATCCTGATTTGTTTTTTGATGGAAATTCGTTCACGGTTTCTGAAATGCGGGATTTCATCAAAGAGCGGTACAATTTAATCCATGATGGCGCATGCTTTCTGCAGTACGAAGATGGGGTTGGCTTTTGGAAAGAGTGCGATGATTCCGTGGTGGCCAAGATCATAAGCAATACACTCGGTAGGCGCATGAAGAAATGCTATGTTAGCGATGCGCTGAAAACGATTGAGTGGGAGGTGTTTAAGTCCCCACAGGATTTAAAGTTGAATCCGTTTTTGATCAACATGGCCAATGGGATGTTGGATATTGAGAATGGGAATTTCCTTCCTCATGATAAAAAGTTTTTATCTCGAATACAAATTCCGATACCTTATGATGAAAACGCCAAATGCCCACGTTGGATGCAGTTTTTGGAGGAAATCTTCCCTAATGATCCGGATAAGGCTTTGGCCCTGCAGGATTTTTCAGGATACTGCTTTCTTCATGAGATACCGTTTGAGAAGTGCCTGTTTTTAGTGGGGACCGGTGCCAATGGCAAGAGTGTTTTTATCCGGACGTTAACCAAAATCATTGGACTCGAAAACACCTGCTCGCTCGATCCACAGGTATTCGGTGAGGACAAATTCCTTTTGGGCTCCCTGAAGGATAAGCTGTTGAATACGTGCTCAGAACTGAATGCCAATAAGCAGATCGCAGCCAATGTATTTAAGAAGGTGGTCTCAGGAGACCTGATACAGGCCGACATGAAATACCAACGGGCCCCTTTCAAATTCTTCCCTATCGCAAAACATATCTTCAGTATGAACGAAACCCCTATTATAACAGACAGATCGTTTGCCTTCGAGCGCCGGTTGGTGGTTGTGAACTTCAATCAGACGTTTAAGGATAATAATGTGGATTATCAATTGGAGAAAAAACTTGAGAAGGAGCTCCCGGGGATATTCAATTGGGCCATGGAAGGGCTTGAGAGGGTGATGACCGATTATTCGGGAATCACAGAAACACCGACCATGAAAACAGACAGGAAGATTTTCATCCAAAAAGTGAATCCTGTTTTAATGTTTGTCGATGAAAGATGTAACTTGGATGAGAATCAGAGTGTGTGGAAGACGGAGCTTTACACCCGGTACGCTGAGTGGTGTAAGGAAAGTGGGTTGAAGCAACTTTCTAAGATCCGATTTTACAATCAGCTTTCATCCGATTTTCCGGCAATCACCGAAGGCCAACCGAAGAACAATGGAAATCGTGAGTTCCGCGGGATTGGGATGAAGGTTGCATGATAGGGGATCGGTCCACGGGGTCCACAAGGTCCACAGGTTTTTTTGAAAAGTTTAAAAACTATATTTACATTTATAAATATTTTCAAAGTAGACAGTTCCACAGGTGTCCACAAACTTCAATAAAGGTTTGTGGACTAAAAATACCAATAAATCAACAACTTAATACAAGGTCCACAGTGTCCACATCTTTCTCCTATAAAATGAGTGTATATAAATAAAAAATAAAGTAAAGTAAAAGAAAGATATAAAAAGGGTATAAAAATTTTAGCCGTGAGTTTTTTTTTTCTTAATCTCTGTGGACCTTGTGGACAACTTAATTAATAGATATACAGCTTGAAGGAGGATGTTGATAATGATTACGGGCGTATTAAAAGAAATAAAAGACAGACAAGACAAAGAGCTTAAAAGGGTTGGGATTAGGGGAAGGCAACTCAAAATAGAGTATAACGATTTAAGCGGAACAGTCAGTGAATGGTGCAATCATCTTGGGGTATCCAGATATGAATGGGATAAAAAACGCAAAAAGGGATTTAATTATGATGAAATGATAAGATGCTTCCAAAAAGAGGCAGATACGAGACGTGAGTGTGCGAAAGTCAAGTCTAAAGGTGGATATATTAAAACTGTTAATAACAGGGAGGGAAAAAAACAAATACAATCGAAAGAAAGACCAACAAGGTCTACTGTGATTAAACCCCTAAAAAAAGGGCCATACTTAATAGAATATATTGGGAAATCAATGAGTGTTCAAGATTGGTGCAAATACATTCAATGTAGAAATTCATCTTTTTACAAAGCAAGGAGTAGGCTTGGATCAAACGAGCGCGTGATAGATCATTTCCTTGCAATTAAAGAAAAGCGCAAACAAAAACGTATTGATACAATAGAAGAACAAAGGCTATACGAACAAGCAAAATTAAATAGACAACGTTTGGAGGTAGTCTATGATTAGCCTCAAGAGCCACATGAAATTGAAAAGCGCGAAGGCGGCGATGAATGGCCCTTCTACAACAGGCGAGGTGTTGGTGGTGCCGAATGATAGGGGAAGGGCTGAGGAAGGGGCGGTGGGCGTTGGTAGGAGACCGGTCCTACAGGAGGTTGATTATGACCAATATCCGGATGATGCTCAATCTATCAGGTGCAATTATCGGGATGAGCCGAGGCCGGTTTCGCCAGCGGCCTGTCTATGGCACCGAGCAGAGAAGGACCCCGAGTGTTTTCGACTGAAGTGCCCGAGGGTGAATTTGGGGGGAATTGGCAATGCCGTGTGATTGGTCGAAATATCCGGATGATTGGACCAAAGCCGACAAGTTAGAATATATAAAAGGCTGCCCGAAGTGCCATGCAAGAGAGATTTTCGCAACCATGAAGCCCCCCTTTTTTAGAACCTCGGATTGGTACTGTTTGTGTGGACACCATTGGAGCACAGACAGGCAGTGCCCACCGGAACAAATGAGGTTGTTTTAATGCCTATGGACCGTGACAAATACCCTGATAACTGGAAAGAAATCGCATTGTCAATCAAAGAAGAAGCAGATTGGCAATGCGAAATGTGCGGACAGCAATGCCGGAGACCGGGGGAGCCTTTCGATTCACATCGATATACCGCCACGGTTGCCCATTGTAACCATGATGAATCCGATTGCAGCCCGGAGAATCTTGTTTGCGCGTGCGCTCCGTGCCACTTGAGAGATATGACGTGGGACATTATGCAGAGACGCGGTATCAAAACAAATTCAAAAATTAACCCGAGATGGAGGAGGAGAACGATGGCTAAAGTCAAAAAATACACCATCACGATAACGGAAACCGATGATGGAAGAACACACATGAACCGCTTGAGTGATGGTTTTACCCCCCTGGAGCTTCTGGGAGCGATTGAGCTTACCAGGTCGGAGATTATAGACCAACTGCACGGCAAATTCAAACCTGATACGGTGACACGCCGGGTTGTGGAGGAGGAAGATGGACTTAGATAAGCGTTATCAGGATTCGGATGGGATCCCGCACGATATAATGGAGATGGTTCGCTTAGAGACAGGATGGGCAGCGAGTCGAATTCAGGAAGGCGAAAAAGCGATTGAGGCGCTGAAGGAATGCCGGAGGTTTAATAAGTTACAGAATGACCTTGAGGCGTATCTCTTCTACATGGCAGAATGGGCGCTCAACAACAAGATGAAACCCGACCCGAAAAATTACGGAGTGCGAAAGGATTAATAATGGCAAGACCGCAGAAAATGCCGCCATCTGATTTTCGCACGCACGACCCGGCCCCATCAGCGGGAATCTTGGATGGTGGTGAGGGGATGATTCGGTGGTGCGAGGAAAAGGTGAACGTCTCGATTACGCCGTTCGGTTCAGCGGTGTCGATGTGGGTTCCGCTGGGAAATTTGCCGACAGAGAAGCATCCTGTCACTGGGCGGTCGTACCGAGATATGTGGGAAGGGCAGAAGGATGTTCTCCGCGAGGCGCTGGTGATGGAGAATGGGGAGTATCTACATCGGTTAATTATTCTATGTTGGCCTCGCGGAGAGGGAAAGTGTCAAGGAAAGGGATCTCAAATCTTAATGTTCGATGGATCAACCAAAAAGGTCGAAGATGTTGTGGTTGGGGATCTTCTTATGGGCAACGACAACACTCCTCGAAAGGTCCTGTCTTTGGCAAGCGGGAAAGAAGAGATGTATGAAGTTGTGCCTATGCGAGGGGAACCAATGGTTGTGACTGCTGACCATGTTTTGTCCCTGAAGCGCCGGAGGTCGCGTCTCCATAAGAGAGGGAAGCTCTTTGAAGACCCTAAAGTTGGAGAAATTATTGACATATCGTTGCGGGATTACCAGAAGCAGAATCAATGGTTTAAGGATCTTCACCTCCTTTATCGCGTTCCCATCGAATGGGAAGAGCAGACGGTAGACATTGACCCCTACTTGCTGGGGCTATGGCTTGGGGACGGAAGCTCCAACATCTCTGCAATTACAAACATGGATAAAGAAGTCGTTGATTACCTGTATGCCTTTGCGGATAAAGCCGGGATGAGGATTGCAGCTTATAGGAGAAAACAAGGGGGTAAAGCGTCTCTATATCGAATTGTTACCGACAATAGGGGCAAGAAGAACGGAAATAATCTCCTGAATGCACTAAGGGAATACGACCTTATCAAGAATAAGCATATTCCACAGGCGTATAAGATCAACTCCCGGGATATTAGGCTGAAGCTCCTTGCCGGGCTTGTTGATAGTGACGGATACATCAACAGGAATTCAATCCAGATTACGATAAAGGTAAAGCAACTCGCAGAAGACATTGTCTTTCTGGCGCAATCATTGGGATTCCATGCTGCGATGAAGTTATGCACGAAGGGGATTAAAAGTATCGGTTTTCAGGGAGAATATTACAGGATTGGAATCTCTGGAGATTGTTCAGTGGTTCCCACTGCCATTGAAAGGAAAAAGGTCAGAGGCAGAAGCCCGTGGAAGAACATTCTTGTTACGGGCATCAGAGAGGTCCGGTCTGTTGGCGAGCGGGAATACTACGGGTTCACGCTGGACGGCAACGGCAGGTATGTGACTGCTGATTTTACCGTTACCCATAACTCTCTCATAGTGTGTATGCTGGAGCTTTACCGCTTTTTCAACTTCCCCAGGCAGAAGATAGTTTGTGGTGCCAATTCAAAAGATCAGTCCCAGTTTGTCCATTATGATATTATGAAGAGTATCGTCCTTCATAGCCCGAGGCTTTTGGCTGAGATAGGCAGAAAGGGGGTGCAGCAGAAGGGGTTGTACTATCTGGACAAGAACGGTTCCCCGCAGTCGGAGATACGAACTATTTCATCTTTTTCGGGAATTGTGTCGAATATCAACTCTTATACCTTTTCCGAAATGTTTCAGCAGCGCAAAGCGGATTTCTTTGTTCAGCTGGACGGATCGATTAGAAATATTCCGAACGCCATGGGATGTATTGATTCCACGGTTTCGGACAAACAGCATCAGCTTTACCGTTTGTACGATGCTTCATTGAAAGAGCAGGATCCGACCCTCTACTTTTCGTATCGGTACAGTAAGGAAGGAAATCCGGACGATTACTGGAACCCGAATATGACACAGGCACAGCTGGATTCGTACCGGATTAAGTTCCCATTCGGGGATTTTGAGCGGTACTTTCTGAATCTGTGGGAAGCTGGCGGGGACAAGGTTTTTTCTCTGGAAATGATTGAGGCGATGCACTTGCTTGGCGTGGATAAGACTCCGAACGTTCACCGGATGATGATGGACATGATTAAGACAAAAAACAAGTTTTATCAGCAGAAAGAAGAATTGGCTGATTCCGGAATTGAGGCGACTGCCCGGTTCGAGACGTTGGAGATCGAGAAACGGTTGTGGCCTGTGGAAGATGTTTACCAGTTGAGGAATAAGCAGAACAGGCCTCAACTGGCTACTATGATGGACTTGGAGACATTGAGTGACATTTACGATACCCATTGGTCAATCATTGGGGCCCTTGACCGTGGCGACCCAATGAAGCAGAAGACTTCGGCCAGGTCGATCGTGGTGGGGTTGGCCAAAGGTTTGATTGGCAGCAGGAGTAATCCGTTTGCGGCCGCCGATGGAGAAGCGCCGGCGTACTTGTATTTTGTCATTCACCTGCACAATGTTGAGGATCATTCGTTAGAAGGAATAAAAAATCAATTTCAGATGCTTCACGACGAGTTCGATGGTTTGGATATGATCGGCGGCGAGCGTTGGGGGGCGTGGGACTTGGCGCCGTGGTGTGAGGAACGGGATATCGCTTTGGATTTATGGGTGGCAACCTATGACCGGCAGAAGGCGATGTTCTCTGAGTTCTTTACGGCGGTGAAGTTTGGCAGGTTCAAGATTCCGCCTGTGGCTGTTGCCGGGTACAGGATGGACGATATTTTTGATGAAGAGGCCGAAGTGTTCGATCACGACCCTCCGGCGTCAGGCAAGAAGGCGGGATTCTTTGGGAGCCCGGAGAAGAATTTGAAGGACGGTGTGCAGGATGATGTGATGTTTACCATTGGTGGGGCGATTTACGCCGGGAGGACTTTGTCGGTGACGAACTTTCGGGACAGGAAGGGCACGAAGAATTTCAGTTTGTTCTTTCCTTCGAAGGGGTTGTTGGGGGATTATTAACTATGTTGTCTAACGGAGGATTTAAAAATGAATATCACAGAAGCAATTTTAAGTACAGGATCGTCAGGCGCGGTAATGGTCGAGAAAATCAAAGTGTATGGAACCATCGTAGATGTATTTGTTGATTCCGTTAACGCCAAGCAAGGGATGAGGCCCAATGCGATAAAGGCTATCGGGGCCAAATTGGCGCGGGCAGGGATTCAGTTATTCATTGTGGCGCCGGATGCGGTCGTGACGGCATACTTGAAATGGCGGACCTTGGCGTCGATCAACGAGGATCCGGAGCAGACAGTGGAATATTACGCTGAACTTCTTTTAGAGATGAGGCGGGATCTCGATCCGGATACCAAGTTTGATGTGGAGACGGCGATGGATTTGTGGGGATAGGAAAAAAATTGACAACAGGACAACGGAGTGGTATCAATCAAGAAGGCGACAACCTATGGGGGGTTATCGCCTTCTTCCATAACCACATATCAGGGGTATGTAGCCATGCAAGATTCCACTCTAAAGAAACCATCCGAAAAAGTCAAGCAGAAACATTCGAAGCAATGGTATATTGACAGGCTTGTCAATAGATATGGAAAGGACATTATAAGTGATTTAAAAGAGTTAAAAACAAATTATGGCATTACGCTTGAGATGGTAGGGGAGAAACATGGGTTTACGAGGGAGTATGCGAGGAATGCTTTCGAAATAGTAGTGGGTAAAGCTTATACGGAATACTTAAAGAAGAAAAGGGATAAGGTAAAAAGTGATATGGCCTCATTGTCTTGTTGCCATGATCCCAGGCGTAAAGTCGCTGAATATAAAAAAGATAGTTATCATTTTACAGGAGCCAAAGGGGAACTTGTTGTTTTCCAAAAATGTCAAGACCTCGGTTATGAAGTAGAAAGTCCTTGTGGTGCGCTGATAGATCTTGTGGTAAATGGTTATCAAGTGGAGGTGAAAACGGCTACTTTTGGGCATTACCATGGAAGTGGTGGCATTTATTATTATAGGTTCAGCGTTAGTCAACGTCAAATAGATAAGGCTGATTTTATAGCATGCTACGTTATTCCAACTGGGTTGGTATATGTTATCCCATCTGAATACGCCTCAAAAGCCATATATCTAAGGGTATCCCCTGACCCAAAATTAGATTATAAATCAATAAAGGTGCTTACATGGGAAAGCTACAAAGAGGCATGGTATTTATTGGCGAACCAAACCACGCCGTGCAGTCCAACATAATGACGGAAATAAAATTGCGTTGGGATTAATTGCATTTTTATTCTTGCAAAACAAAAAAAAGTGCTTGACAAAAGATTATTCTTAGAGTTATGTTTAAACCCAATGAGGGTAGGCCTTGGCAACAACCAGACCGTATGAGACTTATCTAAGAGGCTCGGATGATGTAAAGTCAATTAAAGTGATATGTATTAAGTGTCACGGTGTTTTATTCATTGCAGAGAAAGATTTCGACAGGAGACCTCACGGGATAGAAATCAAATGTCGTAAATGCGGCTTTTGTAATAAGATGTAAAAAATACGAGCGCTTCGAGCGCCAAATTCACCTTCCACAGAGCTTTTCGAAAGCCCGGAACAAGCAAGCGGACCTGCACAGTCGCGCTAATGCCTGTTTCCGGGCTTTTTTTTGGCCATTGGCCAAACAGGGGATAAATGTCAGACGAAATTACGCTTGATCAGATTCCGGACGAGTACCTTGAGGCGATGGCCAGGGAGTTTCCCTCGATCAACATGAGTGTTCCCTGGCAGTACGACACGGGAACCGGATCATATCGGGGAAGTGCTCAACAAAGCGATATGGACGCAGATGGCGCACCTTTCCACATGGGATCGGACAAAGACGATTCTTCTTTTACCCGGGAAAAACTTCAAGAACAATGTTGGCTTAAATTTCAGAGGACGCCACAGGTCAACACAGCCATACGCGGTCAGGTTGGTCGGATGGCCGGTTACGGGTTTGAAATCAGTTCTGACATTGAACAGATTCAAGCCGCCATTGAAGAGATTGAGCTGGATCCCCGAAATAGGCTTTACAATTATTGGCCAAAGTATGTGGCCCGGAGCATCATCGAAGGTGAACTCAGAACCTGTTGCACAGTACATGACGACGGCTTTGTTGAGGTGGATTTCATTGATCCCGTGGTTGTGCAGTCTGGGAGCGTGGCAGATGGATCAGGTATTATCTATCATCCCAACAAGACCTCCATGCCTCTTATCTATTGCATCAAAGACGACGATCTCAATAAGCAAATAGACGAACAAATACCATCCATTTTCATTGCCAGATATCCGGAGCTCATGGCTGTTGCCAAAGCGCAACCGGGCTTTGACGCCAATAAGCTGAAAGCGAGCCGCAGTCGGAAGTCGAAGTTCAAACGCATCGGCGGTTTCAAGCGGTTCATCATCGAGTGGGATAAGTCCTATATCACGAAGCGGAACATCGGCCACGTCAGGACCATCCTTGAGTGGCTGAATCATTGGGAGAATCTCAAGAAATACGAAATTGATCATAAGAAATCTTCCGGCGCGTATGTGTGGGCGTTTCAGTTCAAAGATGTCAGGTCGTGGATTGAGTGGATGCGGATGTCGGATGCAGACCGGGCGCAGACCGGCATAGCGGCGGCGAAGACTCCCGGAGGGTCTATTGTGTTGGGCCCCAATATGGAAGTGAAGTGTATTAATCCTACGCTTCCGAAGATATCGGATTCCGACACGGACATTTTGCAGCAGGTCATCAGCGGATTGAATGAGCCGGAGGATGTTGCCACAGGGACAAGCAAGGGGACATTTGCATCGGTGAAAGCGAGCCGGGGTCCTATGAGCGATCGGGTGAGCGACGAGATAAGCTATTTCGAGAAGTTCTTGAGGCACGACTTCTGGGGAGGCATCTTCTTCCTGAAAAGCAAGGTTAGCGACTTTCCGGAAACATTTTCTATCGAGGAGGCGACTACCTTCAGAAATCAGGAACCGCAGTTCAAGCAGGTCAAGAAACGGCCGGAGATGTTAATCGATATCAACTTCCCCATGAGTGAGGTGAACGATGCGGAGGCACGGTCCCGGGCGTTCTTTGGTTCAAAGCATGCTTCCTTGCACGACACTGCCGGCGTTCCCTTGAGTGAGCTGGTGAAGAAGATGGGCTTTGGGAACTTCCGGAAGCTGAGACTACAGTACGAGACTGAAAAGAAGAAATATCCGGAACTGCCTTTAGCGATGGACGCGGAGAGCGCCCAGGAGCGATTGCAGGCAGAACCGTCACAGAGTAACCCGGGCGGCGAGAAAGTTAAGCCAGAGCAGAAAGATAAAAATAACAAGGAGGACAAGCCAAGTGGACAAGATAAGCCTAAGCCGACTGGCAAGTAAGGTCATAAATACCCCACTGATGATTCTGCCGGATAAGCTGGAAGTTATCCTTAACGTCATAGGGGACCGTATTGGGGTTGGTTCGGTGGAGATTGAAGAGACCCTCGGATACTCCGCAGAAAAGATGCAGAAGAAGAAAGCAACGTGGCAAAGTGAGTCCAGGGATATCTCCGTTGTTCCTGTGTACGGATCGCTTGTGAATCGGACACATGGGTTAGACGCCATGAGTGGGCTGACCACTTATGACAGTATTCGGAACGACTTTCGTGCGGCGCTTGAATCGAACTCCAAAGCGATATTGTTGGACATTGACAGCTACGGCGGTGAGGCGGCCGGGGTTATGGATTTATCCGATGACATCTTTCAGGCCAGAGGTAAAAAGCCGATTTATGCCCTTGCCAACGAAGCGGCGTTCTCTGCGGCTTATGCAATCGCATCAGCTGCAGACCGGATCTTTTTATCCAGGACCGGCCATGTTGGATCGATTGGAGTGATTGCGGTTCACAAGGACCAGAGTGTGGCCAACGAGAAAGCTGGGTTGAAGTACACCACTGTTTTCAAGGGAGATCGCAAAGCGGATTTAAGTCCTCACGCCCCGTTATCCGATGAAGGGAAAGCCATCCTCGAAGAAGAAGTTTCTGAGCATTACGATTTGTTCACACAAACTGTTGCCAGGAACCGCGGCCTAAAGGTTGCGGAAGTCATCGCTACCCAGGCGGGGATGTTCATGGGCCAGAAGGCCGTAGATAGAGGGTTGGCTGACGAGGTTGTCTCGCCCAGTCAAGTAACCGAAAAAATCTTAGCAGAGTTACGGAATCACGACGAGGAGGAGGTGATTGGAATGTCAGTAAAAGAAACCACGGAAACTGCTGAAAAGGAGGTGAAGATCATGAATTTACAGGAGTTGAAAGAGAAACACCCTGACCTGGTTGCCGCGATTGCGGGAGAGGTCGAGACGAAAATGGCCACGAAGTTTGCCAGTGACAAGGAAGCCATTGTTCAGGAGAAGGAGTCCCTGAGGCAGACGGTTCTGAAGCTGGAAAAAGCCGAGGCGATTCGTCAGGAACGGGATCTCAAGGCGGAAGCCGACAACGTATGGGTAAACGCGCTGCGGGATAGTGACATCCCCGAAAGGTTGCATGTCAAAGTCCAGAAGCAAGTGTCCTACACGAAGTTCGTGAAGGACGGCATCCTGGATCAGGCATCGTTCACTGAGGCTGTAAAAGCCGAAGTGGAAGATTGGGAAGCCAGGGGCGCGACAGATACCGTGATGGGAGTAGGGTTCTCATCCAAGGACGTTGTAGATAGTGAAACAAAAGCGGAGCAGAAGGCCGCGCAAGAAGACGATGCGCTGGTAGACGAGTTGTTTGCCAAAACCATCGGAAACAGAGGGGAGGTGAAGTAACATGGCATTAGGACAAACTCCATACGTTTTTAAAGGGGGACAGGAAGACCTGAGAAGGCTTTTCTACAGTGACCCCACGAAGGCGTTCGCAAAGGTGATAACCATCCCTGCGGGCTACGGTGTTATACCGGCAGGCGCTTTGATGGGCCTCATTTCGGAAAGCACAAACAGGGTGGGACAGTATGTGCCGTATGCCCAGTTTGACGCCGTTGGAAATCAAGCGGCTGGCATCAGTAATGCTTTTGGGTTGGCGTTCATGGTGAATGATCCATCTACCGGAACATCGGTGCATGTGACTATGGCAGACAGTTATAAGTTTGCCGTTGGTGATCATCTGGTTGCGGCAGATAGTGATTTAACCCCGAAGGACTTGGGAGCGATTACTGCCATTGACCGGACCACTTACACGCACATTGCGGTGCTTACGGTGACGAGCGCGTGTGATTCTGAAACGCAGGCTAAGGGAGCCGCCGTTACCATCCAGACCACAACGGCAACACCCTATGTGAAAGCAGTCGGTGTTTTGAAAGCCGGTGTTGACACAGGGACCGGAGAAAACGCAAAGGGAGCACAGGGTGTGCTGGTGATTAAAAACGCCATGCTGTATGTGAACAGCCTGTATAACTACAACGCAGACGTTTTAACGGATCTGAGCTGGGCTTCAGCAGATAGCCAGTACCTGATCCTATAATATAGAAAGGAGGTGATACGAGATGCCTATAGGAATTAATGACATACCTGCACTTAGATTGACAGTGCTAAACAAGTTGGTTACGAAGTATTTGAATCCGCCCAACCTGATCCTGAGAAACATGTTCGGGGCAGTGAATTACGAGTCGGACCTCATCGAATGGGAAAGCCAGATTGGAAGCAGGGGGCTTACCCCTTTTGCGGCCGAGGATGCTGAATCTCCCGCCGCATCTGTACCGGGTACCGGGATGAACTCCGCCCAGGCGGCTTTCTGGAAAGAACGAACATTCTTTGGAGTTTCTTTCCTTAACAACATCCGGCAACCAGGGACAGACCGTATGTATCAGAACGCGGCCAGGACACTGGCGAACCAGACCAGGAACCTCAGTAACCGCAGCTACCGCAGAGAAGAGTGGATGGCGGCGCAGATGCTTTGTAATGACGGTTTTACCTACAAAGACAAGAACGGCGCCTACATTACCCTCGACTACGGTATTCCTGATGCCAATAAGGTAACGCTTGGTACGGACTACAAGTGGGAAGCAGGGACGAAACGGAACATTGTCGAAGACATTATGGACGCGAAACTTGTGGTGGCCAACGCCAATGCCGGTGTGCTTAATCACGCCATTTTCACAACCGAAGTTCTCAAGCTGATGATGCTGGATGATTCCATCCAGACGACTTTGCAAAAATCGGCTTTCGGAAGTGGGGATCTGTTTGCGAACCCGACGAACGTGATTGGGAGTCTGATCGGTATTGGGCAGATGCACCTTTATGATGAGGCGTATCAGATCCGAGCTTGGTTGACTTCAGCCCTGGCCTCTGGAGCCGGTCCTCATACCGTGTATGTTGACGATACGGTGGATTTTGAAGTGGGTGGGACCCTGACTTGTCTGGATACATCCGCAAAAACGACCGAAACCCTAACCATCACGGCGGTCACTACAAACAGTGGTACGCTGACGGCGACCGGGACTCTTGCGTCAAGTTACAAGGCGATGGAAGACTGTGTCTACATGACGAAGAAGTTCATTCCTACGACCAAGTTTGTAATGTGGGCCGACAATGTGGAAGGCGAGCCTATCGCTGAAATCATGAAAGCCCCCCATGAGCTTGCAAGACGATGGGGACAGCAAATGGACCGTTGGACGGTGCAGGATCCGGACGGGATTTTTCTGCGAGTAGAGGATAAGGGTCTTCCTGTTTTGTATCATGAAGACGCCGTTTATCAACTGACCATATAAAGGGGGTGATGGCATGGAACAGAGAAGAGGACCATACCCCAGTGTAGGCGCGCGTAAGCAGTGGTCGGCAAATGATTCGTCCCCCATGATGGCGCTTATTTCAGGGGAGTTTACGGCCAGTAAGCCGGGGTTGCCTATTGGTGCGGCAAACGTGGCTGGTAAGATTTCAAATGTGTGGCTGTCTGTTGGTGCGAGCGGTAAGGATGATGCACAAACATTATCCGTGACCGCTGATGTGAAGATCAACGGTACTTCATGTTTGACGACTGCACCGATTATCGCTCATGTGAGCGGGGAAGCCAGTACAAACAAAACGACCAAGGACGATGCCGATACCGGCGTGACTCAATGTGCAATGGATCCGGATGCCAATGATGTATCGTATGGGGATGTTATCACTTGCGATATGACGTTGACCAGGACAGCTTCTCCGACAACGGAGATGGGGACGCTCGCCATTGTTGTGGAGTTTGAACCCGCATAACAGAGGAGCAATCGATGAAAGTCGAAATACTTAGTTCGCTAAAAGGATCATCGCTCTGGAGAAAGGGGCTGGTGTTTGACGACACTATAGCCCCGATCCCAGGCGATATTTTAAAAGAAGTGGAGGCCAGATCTCCCGTTGTGAAAGTGACACGGGAACGGGCTGCAGCCGAGATACCCATTGCTGCGGTCAAAACCGAAATCGAGATCATAAAATCAGTCGAGGAAGAACCGGATATCATTGTCTCCGAGGACCCCTTGCAAGAGCAAATTCCAATAACTGTTCCAGAGAAAGAAGAGTCCGTTCAAAAAGAAACATCCAAGAAGTTTGAATGTAAATTATGCCCGTGGGAGGGGAAAACCGCCCCCGCTTTAAAACGCCATATGACCTTAGTTCATAAATAGGTGAAAGCCGATGACCAGTGATGAAATGATTGTCCAGCTTCAGGCTGAAGTCAAAGGGCTTACGTCCAGTCTGGCTACCGCAGATTATACAAACGCCATTGCAGCAGCCGAAAGGGATACCGGTTGGGATCTACCGCAGACCACCAATTTAAAAATCTCGTGGTTGCTTTCAAGAGCCAAGCGACATTTATTTTCCTATTTAATGGCTGAATCTGCGGCCAAGTTCAAGTTTGGTGATATCAATCTTCAGCAGCGATTTGAGCACTATCGGTTGCTGATCAAGGATATGGATATGGAATTCAAAGCGGCCCAAGAAGAGTACGCTTTTGAGTTTGCAGGGGTCAGTGCAAGCCAGATCGCAGGCACAAAGATCGATGCTGGTTTTCAATACGAGCCACAAACGGGCAGAGAGACAACATACGATTCAATTAATACCGTGATTATTACACCGAATGAGAATTCATAAATGAGCGTTGGCGATGACATAAAAGATGCTTTGTCCGAAGTGGGCGCGGCCTACACGATTGTTCGTGATGCCGGGAATGTCTCAGGCGAGGCAGGCCTCCTTGAATACTCGGCCCAGGTTACAAAACCACTCACTTTGGAGCATTTTAGGCGGTGTATGGCCCCTTACGATACGCAGATGATCACAGGGGATGTTGTTGAGTTTGACGTGATAGACCAAAAATTTATTGTCACCAACATGATGGCCAAGATCTTCGAGAATGTGATTGTCAATTATGATTCAGTCCTCTACAAGTGCAATATCGCCAGCGGGGAATTATATCGTCCAAGCGGAGAAAGATGGGACGATCCTTACAACCAGTACCACAAGGAAACACAGTGGGAGCTGATCAAAGGGAATTGTGATGCTATGCAGGTTGCGGCCCTTTACGGGAATGATCTTGAAACGAACCAAGAGATGGCGCTTATTGGGTTGCAGAAAAACGAAGTTCTTCTCCCCCATTCTGTGGGCGCCCGGGTGCTGGACCGGTGGCAGCCATATTCTGGAGAATATTACCAAATAAGTACCATAGACCCGAGGCGTTACCCGAATGTAGATGTATTGATCATTGAGGAAGATAGACGGTAGGCAAGTAAACACGAGAATCCAATCCTCCAGGAGGAAAAAGTACAATGAAAAAACGAGTGCTGTTTGTCGGTGAAAACCCATTAGGAACAACCGGAAATTCTAATATGCTTTCAGCGATGCTGTCCGACCTGGACTTGGGCAAGTATCAGCCGGGGTGCTTTGTCGTAAATGAAGTGAACCCGTCCGCTGTGTTATTTGATCCTTTGCCTTTTACATTGGTGAACGGCACAAATCCTTCCGATTATTGGGGTAATCAGCGGCTCATATCTCTTCTTCAGGAAACTCAGTTCGATTTTCTTTGCATGGTGGGCATAGATTTTTGGCGATACATCCCTGCATGGGACATGATAAAAAAACTTCGGGACGCCAAGAAGTTCAAGTGGATAGGGATATTCCCATACGATCTCTGGAAAATTAATACCAGCTGGATCAATCGATTGACCGACCTCGACTTCCCTTGCGTTTATTCACAGTTTGGTTACGACGCTCTCAAGCCTCATGTTCCCCACATCCAATATTATCGCCCACGGTTAAATGGGTGGGAACAGTTCAAGCCCCTCTCTTCCGAGGAAAGGTTGGCCGCCAAGAAAGAAGTGTTTCCGAACATCCCTATTGGCAAAACTATTTTCGGATTTGTCGGCCAGAATCAGATTCGGAAATCCCCTGAAAGATTAATGAAGGCTTTCATGGAAGCGAAGAGAGAGAACCCAGATATCGTTCTGTATCTCCATACTAACATGGAAGGCGTTTTCAACTTAAAACAGATTGCCAAGGACAATGGTGCCCAAAACGGGGACCTCGTATCTAAGCAGCAGGGGATATCTTATGACAGAAGGAAGATGCCTGATATTTATAATGCGATGGATTGCTTGATAAATTGCAGTATGCAGGAAGGCCTTTCCTGGACGCCCTTGGAGGCTATGGCCTGCGGAACCCCGGTGATAGCTTCAGTAACGACCGCTCAGACCGAGCTTGTAGATAAGGTTGGGTATCTGGTGCCATGTGATGAGCTTTCTTTCGTCCCCATGACCGGGGAAGGAGAGAATGTATCAGCAGAATCAAGGGCCTGCAAGGTGGAAGATATCCGGAATGCCATTCTCACAGTAGCCAAGGATGAAATACTCAGGCAATCTATGGGGGAAAAAGGGATTGAACGAGCCAGGGAATGGATGGCTGGCACGAGCAATATCAACGATCTTTTGGAAACAGCTGGCAAGAAACAAAAGCCAGCGAGCAAAATTGCTGCTGTCTTGTTCGCCCAACATTCCGCTGCCGGGGATGTTTTGATGACAACCCAGTGCCTCAAGGGGATCAAAGAGCGACACCCTGACCTGCCTCTGGTGTATATGACTCAACGGGCCTTTGCCGGGATACTTGAAAACAATCAGTACATCAACGAAATTATCGAGTGGGACGAAAGACTTTTGAGAAAGTTCGCTATTACCTACAACCCCCACGGAGAGAAGATTCTTCCTGGTGGGTGGAATAATTTGGATGTGACGCTTCACAGTATGTATCCCTACTTCACGAATGTCGATACTGACGAGATATTTATTGATACCGTGAATCCGGAAGTATTGTGGAAAGAGAAAATTGAGTTCCCCATGGAATACATCGTCGTCCACACAACCGGGGGTAGCAAGGAATATCGAACCTATCCCCACATGGAACAGGTGATCAAGGGACTAAGCATCCCGACTGTCCAAGTAGGCGGAGCCACAGACTTGAGATGCAATGCCAGTCTGGATCTGTGCGGAAAGACGACCTGGAGGGAGTCAGCTTACATTATGAAGCACGCAAAAGCGGCCATTGTCGTGGACAGCTTTATGTCTCATCTGGCCGGTGCGGTCGGTACAAACGCTGTGGTCTTATACGGCCCGGCGCCAGCGAGAGTTGTGCAACCTCGAATGCAACACGGAGCGAAACTGATCAACCTTCAACCGGATATGCTGAAGGTTTGTGCTATCCTTTCCCATTGCTGGAGTAATCCGCCGGGGGGAAAGGTCAAGTGCCAATCGCCCTGCATCGGAACAATAAACCCATTCGCCGTGTCTCAGGCGCTGGAGGGATTGCTGTGATAATAGGATGTAAATGTCTCAACGAACAGTATTCAGTAAAGCCGGTAATCGGAGACATCCACGACGAACCGTGGGTGGAGAAGATCATCGTAATTGACGGATGCTCATCTGATGACACAGTCCATGAGCTGAAACAGTTTCCGAAGGTGCAAGTCTTTCAGCATAAGTGGGAAAAATGGTTCCACGCTCAGGAAGTCATTCAGTCGAATATCCTGCTTCAGTATATCCCGGTCGGGGAAACCTTCTTCATCCTGGATTTTGACGAGCAATGTTCTCCCGAGCTGAAAGCCCTACTTGCCGACATTGACGAAAAGGGGATGCCGGACGATGTGGACTGCGTGCATGTTTCCAGGAAATCCTACGAGCTGATGCGGTTCCCCGGATCGCCCTTTGCGATACCGGACACCTCAAATGGATTTTGGGTGAAGTCTCACCAGATAGGCCAGTATCCGGATTACCAACTCAGGATTATCCGGCGCCAACTCGGGATGCAATGGGTAAATTCACCGCACCATGTCATGTTTGGGATGCAGGAAGGCTTATTTACAAACAAAAACATCCAGGCGGATCTAATCCATTATCATGGGAAAGAAGACGCCAGGGACCGAGAAGGGATTGAGCGCCAGTGGGTTAGACACCAGGCGACCAGAGCCAGGTTGGGACTCGAAGCAGACATCTTCGAAGGCGATGTGAAGCCCGAACTGGCAAAATACGCAAACCCCGAATATTGGGAGGAGAAAGGATTATGACATTCATAGACGAACATTGGACCAGTATCCAACCAGCGGTTCCAGAGGGCAACTCAGGTGCAGAGTGTGTTGCGAAAAGTTTTCTGTACCCGTGGAACCATGATAACGCCAATATGGATATGATTTGCAGGGCCATCAAAATACTCAATCCGAAAGTGGTGATCGAGCTCGGCACTTTTGAAGGGTTCGGGACGGAGAAGATGGCGAGAGCCATGTCTGGAGGTAAACTCTACACGTTTGATGCAGGGGAGGCCCCGGTAGATTGTCTTGGGGAGACCTATGGTGTCACGAAAGAATTCAAATACAAAAAATGGATGGTGGATTGGAAAAACATCACGTTCCCAGGGTGGGATTCTTTCGGGACAGTAATCGACAAAAGAACTGAGAGGGTCAATGCTGATTATGGGGGTGTGAAAGTCGCTTTCATCGAAGGCATGACGTTCGACACGCTTCCGAAACAAATGCCGAAAATAGGGAAGTGGGACTTTTTGTTCCAGGACACGCTGCATTATCTTGACTTCATCGTTAAGGAATGGAAGTTGGTGAAAAAATACAGCAAAACGGGGAGCGTGATCGTTTTCGATGATGTTTCCCTTAAGACAGGTGGCCAAGACACGATTGACTATTTCGAAACAAACGAAAAGACGTGGCAATGGCGCCACACACCGATTGGCCATGGGCAGCTTTGGGGGGTTAAAAAATAATGGCGGTTGTCCTCGGCGCAAGCTACGGTCATAACGGGTCCGCGTGCATAGTCAAGGATGGGAAAATCCTTGTAGCGCTGAGTTCTGAGCGATTGTCTCGGCATAAGGCGTCTCACGGCGTCACAGAAGAATTGATCGATTACCTATTCTCCAGTGTGAATATGGGGCCAGAGGATATTGATTGCATAGCATTGGGCGATTGGCACTCTGATTTTGCTTTCCATGACATCCAAGTTATGCAGAACGGGGAGCCCATTCCCTGCCTATGGAATACTGTTTACGACAACACGACAGTCCGCCTTGAGGCAAGTTTGTGGGGGAGAACGTATCCTGCTTACCATATTGGGCATCAGAAGAGTCACGCTGCATCGGCATATTACACAAGTCCTTTTGACGAAGCATACTGTTTTAGCATGGACGCTTGTGGAGCGAAACATAAGAATAACTCGTTAGTATCCTATGGCTACGGTAACAAGTTCTGGTCTTTATATTGTCCATGGTTGCATGTAGGAGTTGCCTACGGCTTCTTCACGGAATGGCTTGGGATAGGCACGCAGATATTTAAGGCCGGGGCTACCATGGCACTTGCCGGATACGGCGAAGTCCTTCCGAAGGTGAGAGACAATTTAGCTTCCTATGTCAATGGATGCTTTCTCTCGGAGGACCGGGATTATTATCAATGGTATATTGGATTATGGAGGGATTTGACAGGATCTCCTGATCATCTTAAACCGGAAGATTCGGATTCAAAGCGAGCGATGGATATCGCGGCGACGATTCAGTTTATTTTCAGTCATGCAGTTCTGCAATGCGTAAACAATATCGATGCTGATGGCGTCAAAAACCTTTGCCTTAGCGGTGGGTCAATGCTGAATTGCACGGCCAATTCTTTTGTTTTGCAGCATGGGCAATTCGATAATGTTCATTTATTCCCTGGTTGCGGGGATGAAGGCTTGAACATCGGGACAGCGTTGTACGTTGCCCATCATATCCTGGGGGAACCGAGACAGAAATACACAGATGGAGAGGTTTGCTTCTTGGGCCCGGCCAAAAAAACTGTGGAACCTGACTACGCATATCTTGCAAAAGAAATCGCGGATGGAAAAATTGTGGCCTGGTGTAACGGCAGGGCCGAATACGGACCAAGAGCATTAGGGAACCGTTCACTTCTGGCTGATCCCAGAGATGAGAAGAACTTAGAGAAGATCAACTTCGAGATTAAACACCGCGAATGGTATCGGCCATTGGCGCCGGTGGTCATGGAAGAGCATGCTTCCGATTGGTTTGATTTCCCAACCAAGAGTCCCTTCATGCTTTTTACCATGCAGATAAAAGATCCGTCTAAAATCCCTGCGGTCAACCATGTCGATAATTCCGCACGGATACAGACTGTCAGCGAAAAGAGCAACCCCCACTATTACAGACTGATAAAGGCATTTTACGATATCACAGGTGTCCCCGTATTGGTGAATACCAGCCTGAACGTAAACGGTGAGCCCATGGTGGAGTCGGATGAGGATGCCCTTAGATTCTTCAATAATAGTGATCTGGTAGACATCCTTGTTCTGCACGGGAAGGTTTTGAAGAAATGAATATCGAAGGCAAAATAATTCTAATCACAGGCGGCAAAGGATTTTTGGGATCCTATATGGCCGAAAGGTTTTTATCCCTTGGGGCTAAATCGATTGTGATTCCTACCCGAGACATCAAAAGTGTCTCCACGTTAGAGATTTTGGGTATCGCCAACTCCCCCAGGGTAAGCATAATCAAAGGCGATATCAGGGATTATGAGTTTCTACGGATGCTGTTCTGCGAATACGAACCAGATGTTGTTGCCCATTTGGCGGCATTATCGGAGGTCAGGAAGTGCCAGGACGACGCCAAGTTGGCGTTGGACATTAATCTTCATGGGACCATATCGCTATTGGAAATAATCAGATTATATGGCCATTCGGGTGCGGTCATCGTAGCAAGTTCAGACAAGGCCTATGGGAAGGGTGAGTTGCCGTATAAGGAAGGCCAGCCCCTGCACGGGGGAGGCGTGTATGAGGTTTCCAAGTCCTGCATGGACATGATCGCTCGGGCGTATGCTTCAAATTACGGGTTGCCTGTGGTGGTTACGAGATGTTGTAATCTGTACGGAGGGTATGACCTGAACTTTTCAAGGATTATCCCGAACACGATTCGACAATTATTGAGAGGGCAGCGCCCCCTGATTTGGACGGGAAGCGAATTGGCAAGGCGAGAGTTTTTATACATTGACGATGCGGTGTCGGCGTACCAGGCATTAATTGAGAGCATTGAGATAGCCAAAGGGGAGGCCTACAACGTGGGCGGTGGGGATATTCTTTCGATTGGTTATTTGGTGGATTCAATTATATCGGCCTTTGGGACGGACATTAAGCCGGAATATCGGACGAAGGATTTCCCCGAAATATCCGACCAGTATTTGGATTCAAATAAGATAACAGAAGAAATCGGTTGGGAGGCAACCACCGATTTTGCAACGGGTCTATCCAAAACAATCGAAGATTATAAATCAATCAAATGGAGGTTGATATGAAACTGATGTGCCTAAATTGTGGAAGGTATTTCTCAATGGAATACCCGATTGTGTCGTTCCAAACAGTTTGCCCTTACTGTAAGGATTCTTATTTCGTTGACAATGTCGTCCCTGGGATTCCACCTGACATCTCCGAAGCTGTCAAGGTGGACCTCCCGTGTGGCCACAGCATAGTGTCCGATATGGTAAAGGACATTGTGGCTTGCCCAGTATGCGGTGTTCCCGCCAGTTTCACGGAAGGCGCGAGCTTAAAAGAATGGCAAAACAACGAAATCGAAAGGAGGGTGGGGATATGAAATCAATGTCATTGGCATTTACCGGATATGCGCACCCGCTGGGAGAAACAAGCTATTACGGCGCCGAACGGATCATTTGGTATCTCATGCAGGAGCTGATGAAGCTGGGACATACATGCACACTGTTTTCGGTCAAAGGCTGTGTGGTTCCTGGTGTCGAGTTCATTGAAATGCCGAAACCCTGGGATGATCAGAAGGATCTTTATTATGAGGCCATCGAAGCGAAAGAAGCTGTAAACGGAGCGCCGTTCGACATGATCCACAGTTTTCAGGCTTCTGGTTTCATCGATCCCAGACTGAGGGAAAAGCCTTATTGTCTGTACCCATTTATGGGGTTCAGGCCCTTCCAGGAGAACTTGATCGCGTATTCGAAGAGGATGAACGAAGTGCATAACAATAAAGGCACCTTGATTTATCCTGGGCTGCCGGATACCGGACTACCGATTGACGAACCGTCCGATTACCTCGCATGGGTAGGCCGGATAGACGCGGGCAAAGACCCTGCCATAGCGATAGAGGTGGCCAAAAGAGCAGGCGTTAGGATCGTCCTGATGGGGCCTTCCTATCACTATCCGTACTTCCATGACCATATCTGGAAACACATAGACGGAGATCGGGTGATTTGGCTCAGGGGCGTGGATGACGAAATCAAGTACAAAGTGCTCAGGAAAGCCAAAGGGTTGCTCCAGACGAATTGGTCGGCTTACCACGAGATGTTCGGTATAACCATGACGGAAGCATTGTCGTGTGGTGTGCCTGTCATTGGCTGGGGGCATAAAACCCAACCCTCCGCAGTTAATTATCAGGGTGGAGAGGTCATTACTCACGGTGAGCATGGATTCATCAACGAATATGACGATTACTCTGACGCATCGAAAGAGGCGTCCACCAATAGAGCGGTCGAATATGTGAACCAACTGGACAATATCGACAGAGCCAAATGCCGCCAATTATTCTTGGATAAGTTTACTGCCAGGGAAATGGCGGAAAAGCACCTGAAATATTACCAGATCATCAAAGAAAGGGGTCGCGTCTATGACGTGACGGGAGAGCTATGCTGACAGTCGAGATAGTAAACAGTACGGTCAGGCCCGGGTTTGAAAAAAACGTAGCCTATGTGGAACAATATCTCGAAGGCGTTGGGCTTGATATGGGTTGCGGCAGTTGTCCTTTGATGAAACCGAACTGCCTGCACTTTGATGTTTCACCGCAGCCGGTGGCCGTCGATCAGGTTGGGGGCAATTTCTTCCAGGCTGACGCCACACAATTATTGTCGATGGTTCCCGAAGGATATGCTGACTATGTATTTTCGTCTCACATGGTGGAAGACCTTCCCACCAAGGAGGCGATTGTGCAATGCCTTCTAAGATGGTCTATCTATTTAAGGGCTGGGGGGTTCATCGTCCTTCTTATCCCCGATATGGAAGGCCACAGATATCCTACGGTGGAAGAAGGGGGGAACTGCTCCCACAAGGTCAATGTGGGAAGAGAGCTGTTTGAATCGATGGAGATGGATCTCAAAGGGTTGAAGCTGGTGCAAATTGACACCATCCCCCACGAAACGAGCGAAACGATGGACATCGTATTCATGAAGGAAAGGTAAAATATGATCTACGACGAACAAATAGAAACCCAACCGATGGGAGACAAGCGAGTCTTGAATTACCTGGAAGCCAAGAATTACCATAGGTGTCTCGATATCGGGGGTGTGCATAGGCCATGGGCATCCAAGTTCGTTACGACCTATGTTGACATGATCACGTTTGACAAATGGAAACTGAGATACCCGGATATGTACAACCCGCATCCTGAAGTTTGGGGCTCTAAACTGATTCTGGGCGATTGTGAAGATGAAGCTGTCTGGAACGAGCTCAAAAGAGATGTTGAGCTGAACGGAAAATATGATTTTATCATCAGCACGCAAACGATTGAGCATTTAACCCGTCCCGGCGATTTACTGAAGAGATTACCTGAAATCGCGGACGAGGGCTATATCAGTTCCCCAAGCAAATATGTTGAGCTGGGGAGAGGCCGTGAGTTCGAAGACGAAGGATTGGCAAGATGTGGCATGGCCGGTCATTACCGGGGATGTTTCCCCCACAGATGGATCTTTACAATTAAAAACAAGGTTCTCTGGGGATTCCCAAAACTGAGCGCCATTGAGACGATGGACTTCGGACCTCTTGAGCAAAAGCTCCAACATTATCAACCGATGGAATGGGGTACGCTTGGATTTATGTGGAAAAACGACATCCCAGTTAGAATCATTGATGATTTGGACATAGGCCTTCCGAATCCGCAGACGGCAATCGAATTATATCGAAAAGAACTGAGCGAGGGGTTATGAAAATATATAACCTTGTAGTCATTGATAATAATGCCGGTGAAACACTGGTAAGCCCTTTTGATTATTTTGATTTCCCTGTAGAGACTGTGAAGTTGAATCTTGGTTCTAATGATTTTGACTATGAAAGTCTTGAAGGAAAATTTATCGTTTATGGTGGCGGAGGTGCTATTCATATCCCTTCAGAGGATTACAATGATGGGATATTTAAGGGGGTAGAAATCATTAGCGATTTGAGCCCCTGGTTGGTTGCCTGGGGCGTGGGACATAACATTCATGGCAGCACAAAAATTAAATACCCTGAATCATTCTTGACTAAATTCAGGTTGATAGGGGTTAGGGACATAGGGCAAGTAGGTGTCCTAAAGGATGGTCAACACCATAATTTACCATGGGTTCCATGTGTAAGCTGCATGGATGAATTGTTCCACCATAAGTACGAGATTAAGCATTCTATAGTGGCAACAGGTCATTTTTTGGATTCATATAACTTAGGAGTTCCGAGCATTGAACACGTTGGCACACCAGCTGAAGAGGTTATCCCGTTTATTGCAAGCGGAGAAACAGTCTTGACCAACTCGTATCATGGAGCATACTGGGGGCTATTGTTAAACCGTAAGGTAATTGTTTTCAATCCAATGTCATCCAAGTTCTACGGCTTACCACCGCAGATTGTTCTGGCCACACCTGGAACCTGGGAAGACGCTAAACCGACAAACAACGATCAGTTTCTGCCTCTATGCCGATCTGTCAATGAGGCATACCACAAACAAGTGCTAAATCTCTTGGAGGAATACCTTGAAACCTGATATCACACTTATCTTCCCAAGTTCGCCGTTTTTATTGGACCAGGCGGTATTCCCCCCACTGGGGATTCTTTACCTTTCGGCCTACCTGAAGCAGCAGGGCCTTAATGTACAGTGCTTAGACATGGGAATTGGACACACTCCGGCTATGGCCGAATCGGATACGATAGGGATATCCGTCACGACCCCGCAGAGGATCGAGGCTTTTGAGTTGGCGAAGAGGTTCCGGGCCGAAGGAAAGCCTGTTATCGCAGGGGGACCACACGCAACACATATGCCGCAGGAGTGTTCCGACCACGGGTTCTGGGTGATTAAAGGCAGAGGCGAGCAGAGCTTGAACTGGCTCCTTACCAGCCCAATAAATAAACCATATATCGGTGGAAAGATTGAGATTGACGATTACCCGTTCCCCGACCGGGACGCTTTGCCGCTTAAAAAATACCATTACATGATAGACGGAGTGCCTGCCACGCCCATTATGACTTCCAGGTCTTGTTTCGGGAATTGCGCCTTCTGCGCGAAGATCGACAACGACTTCCAGATGCAGTCGGTAGGAAGAACGATTGCCGAGATCGAGCATGTCCACGAGAAATACGGATACGAGGCCTTCATGATTTTTGACGACGTGTTTGTGGCCAGTAAAAAGCGCCTGCAGGCTATCGTGAACGGGATCGGAAACAAGTTCAAGTTTAGGTGTTTTGCCAGGAGTAACCTTCTTGACGATAAAGTTTGCAAACTTTTAAGGCAGCTGGGGGTTTTCGAAGTCGGCATTGGAGTTGAGAGCGGGTCGGACGATATCCTAAGTAGGAACATGAAGGGGACGACCAGAAAGCAAAACACACGGGCAGTCAGGCGATTGCACGAGAATGGGATCCGGGCCAAGGCTTTTTTGATTATAGGCCTGCCCGGGGAAAGCAATCGGACGGTCATGGATACGGCCGACTGGATCACAGAAGCGGGTCCGGACGATATTGACCTTTCGGTATTTCAGCCAATGCCCGGTTCCAAAATATTTACAGACCCCGAGAAGTGGGGTATCCAGTTTGAGTATGACGGCAAGCCGGGTTGGTATAAGGGGAAACCAGGGGAGTACGAACCAACGGCCAGGACGGAGCATTTGACTGGCGCCGAGATTATCGAATGGCGGGACCTGCTGGAAAAAGAATTTAAACGACCGGAGCTTCTGAGATGATCACTTTGTTTATCGTTCAAAGCTGCGCTGATGTGAAAGATGTGAACCAGGCATTGGATTCATTCGGCGGACTGGTTGACGACCTTTGGTGCGTTCGCTCTCTGGACGAAGTGAATAAGACTGAGCGGAAGAACGATTGGTACGGGGTCATTTACGACGATGAACGGATTGATGAAAGGTTGAACGAAGGGTTGAAGGTTTTCATTGAACAGTCGGACGCAGATGTATTGGTCTTGTTTAAACTCAACGGCGACGGGAATCCTTCCAGATGCCCCCGGCTGTTCAGGCGGCATATCACGTTGAGGGACGGTTCTCTTCTGCCGGAACAGAAAGATTTGGTATTCGAAACGGTTTTGAACGGGTGGGTGCGATCCAATGCAGATATCGGTTAAAATAGACCAGGCGGATCTCCAGCGCCTTATGTCGGCCCTTGACGGGGTGCAATCCGTGGTCAAGGTTCAGGGCGGCGATACCATGCAGTGGAAGTGCGCCACGGATTATTATCAGCTGGTCATGGCGAACATGCTCAAGATGAGGTCCCCAAGTCCAGGATACTCGATGAGATACCGGAATTGGAAGTACGAGTATGGGTGGATGGGTTATCCCTCTCCTTGGCGGCTCAGGGGCGATCTCATGCGGAGTTTGGGCTCATACCGATACGGCGATGGATACCTCGGGGGTGTTCAGCCCGGCGCTATGGATTCAGGAGGAAAGTCGTGGTTTGGCAAAGGCAGGCTTGGGCCATCCGGAAAAATCAAGTCTATCGAGATGTACGGCAACGTGGAAGAGGCACGAAGGCCATTATTCGAACCGACCATGGATGAGTATGCCGGAGCAGGCTGGCTCAAGAGGGGTGACGAAATGCTTGGGAAAATAGAAGCGAGGTGGAGATGAAAGAGTCTGCAATGATCAACACGTTTCGTTATATTGTCGATGGTGAACAGACTTGTGCTGAGAATTTTGTCACTGGGGACTTTTGTGAATTCTTAAGAACTCGACGTTTTGGAACACATGATACTTGTTTATTCGATCCGAATGCTGACGAGCTGGAAAGACATCCTGGATTGGGGTTCACTATCCCCTGGACAGGATGCCCATTAAAGGAGAAGAAATGAGAGTCTTGAATATTGAACCGAAAGATATCCATATTACGTTGGACATGGGTATCCAGGAAGTCAAATTAGTCCTGGACGCCTTGGAGAACTCGGAAATTAAGTTCGACAGTGAAGAACAACCGGACCTGCCGAAGGCGGCTGAGTTCTTGAAGGTTTTCTTTAAGACGCTCGATGATGTGGTGAACGAAGTGGAGAGGAAGTAAAATGGCAAATCTTGATGATACTTCGAAAGAATCAAATGTGCGCGACAGCATAAAACGCTATTTGGTGAATTCCATCTACACGACCGAAGGCGTCCAGCTGACCTTTGACAAGTATCTCAGTACGCCCAGCATCCAAGGGCACCAGGTTGATAAGTGGGTGTCCGTTAACTTTGGGGATATGGCATTGAGCTCACTCTCGACTCACGACATCCAGATAATCTGCTGCACCAGGCAGGACGGCGAGGGTTTCAAATTGGCACAGCTCAGAGACAAGGTCTACAAATACCTGACCGACAACACACAGACGGACGGAATGGCCAGGTTTGCCTTCTACCGCAGCCGGGCGACCGGAGCATGGACGCAGTTGGACGGTGGGTTCATCGTTCAGGAAGTCATGGAAAGCAGGCAGTTCGAGGCGGATGATGGTACGAAGTATAAAGTATTAACCGCGAGATTGAGGTTTTCTTCAAAGGTGTAACCGGGGGATGTATGGCAGACAGACATTTCATAGTTTGCGAAAAATGTGGGAGGAAGCTAATTGAAAGAACTCCCGATGGCCTATTTCATTTTGTATTTGGTAAAAATCCAAGTGATCCAGGCAACCCCCCGGTGGATATTTGGATCCACGGCAACTTAAAAATTAAATGTTTTAGAAGGACTTGCGAACACGTCAATGTTTTAAACTACTTCCCATTCTAAGAAGTAGACCTCAATCGGTTCCTACCGAAAGCTCCTCAATCGATTCATATCGAAATTAAACTTCGGCAACAACTAATTTTAACATGATTTGATTGAAAGGAGATCATTATGGCACGTTCTGGACCAGTTACGAAGGACACGAGCACGATTACGATAGGTCTAATGCAGATCAGGGTAGGAACATCCGCAACGTACATTGCGAACCCTAATCCGGCATTGGTAGCAGGCGATTCCATTGGAGCGCTTGCGAACACTAAATTTATCGGGAACACCGACTGGTATAAGCTGGAGTCAGGGTTCCCCCTGATCGAGGATTATACTGTTCCCATCCGCGAGAGTGCGGCTATTGAGTGCGCCTTCAAGGAAATCACCCCCTACAATATGGCATTGGCCTATGGCATTGACGCTGCCGCAGGAAGCTACACCGATACGCATTCCGGTGAGGTTGTCCTTGGCGGACGTACTGCGCCTGCGTATATGCGTGTTGAGGCGGTTTATACTTACCCTAACGGTTCGAACTACATGACCTTTATTTTTCCGCGTGCGCAGGTTTCTGCTAACGTGGAGGTTGACACCCAGGCTGAGGATTCCGCTGCGGTTACGGTTATGTTCGAGTCCAAGAACGCTTCCAGTGATGTCTCTGGTGGGAATGCCATTTGGGACGATAAGCCCCTTGGCCGTATCCAGTGGACCTAAGATACTAACCCTTTAAGATAATTGCGGTGGGCATTGTGCTCACCGCAAACAAGGAGAAAGACCATGCCGGAGAACGAAGAAAAGAAATTAAATCCTCAGATTGTGGATGTCGAGATTGGCATCCGCAGTCTCCGGAAAATTACGGTGTACCCGCTGTCTATGGCGGATCAATTGAAACTTACGGACATTATTGTGCAGGCGGCTATGGCGTCTGTGAACAGTGGTCAGGATATGGCGATCCCGACATTTATTCTTCAGATGATGCAGGAGAATGTGGGGAAAATTCTGTCGATGGCTACGGACGAGGACGAGAAGCTGATGAACGAGATCAGTAACCTGCAGGCAGTGGAGATAGCCAATGTGCTGTTCGAAGTGAACTACGGCGCTGTAGCAAAAAACTTCAAGAGCCTCTCCGAGAAGATGAAGGAAATGTTTCAACCGGAGAGGCCGTTACCGCAGTCTGTGAACGGTACGGATACCGGCTTGAAGACTTCTACCGAAAGTCCTACCGGGAAGGCGGAGTAACGTTTGGGCAGATGCTCGTCATGTATGAGCATTCTGAGAAGCGGTTGATTGAGAGGCTGAAGTTTGACGCTGGGGTGCATGGGATAAAGCTGAAGGACGATCCGCCTGCGGCGCAACAAGGGGGGACTCCAAGTTCCCCTGCACAAAAAGGCAAGTGCATACCGGGTGATCCGGATTCGTACAACCACTTGTCGATGGAAGAGAGACAGAGATTGACGGAAGAAATGATGGGCAAGCATAAAGCATGGGACGCGACAGCAAAACCCCTTGGGGGAAAAGCCCCGATTGATAAAAGGTAAAAGGTAGGTTCATGGCCGGTAAAGAATTGACGCTGGGTGTTGTGTTCAGTGGCAGAATTGGGAAGGAGCTGGAAACCGCTGTTGCGCGACTTGAGGGCCTGGTTAAGGGGCTGAATGGCACACTTGGCAAGATCCAGCAGTCCGGAGGAGTTCAGGCGTTAGCTGCTCTCGCCAAGCAGACCAATGATACCAGCGCGGCCATGACAGTTTTGGGGAATACGAGCAAGGCAGCTACTGCAACTATGTCAACATCTATCGGGAACGCCGGTAAGTCGGTAGGTGAGTTTGGCAAGGCAATGACCCGCGCTCAGGCTAACGGCAGCGGTTTCGTAACAACTTTGCAGGAACTGACGAAATATTCACAGCGAAACACGCTGGAGGTCAAAGACGCTGAAAAGGCGATGTATAAAACCGACGCGGTTCTCAGGCAGCTGAACCGTGAGGTAGCGAATGGCTCCATCCAGACTTCTCTGGCGAACAATAATTGGAAGTACGCCAAGGATCGATATGTCGATTTCAAAAACGCTGCCGATCTTACTACGATTTCACAGAAAGTATTAAACGGTGAGATTACGGCTTCCAGAAAGGGGATTACCGAATACATAGGCCAGGTCACAAAAGGGAACGTGACATTATCTGCGTTCACGAATGTGGCCAAAGGCACGATGCCAGGCATAAGCGGCATGAATAAGGCCATCGATGACGGCAACCTGTCATGGCAAGAGGCAGCACGGACCCAAGCCGCATATCAAGCGGCCATTTCAAAGAGTTTGCCAGCACAAAAGGCGTCTGCTTCTGCTATCATGGAGGTTTCCAAGGCATCAAAAAACACCTGGCCTGTCATTGAGCAAATGAACAGAGCGATAGATAGCGGGAATATCTCTTGGCAGGCAGTATCCAGACAGCAATCCGCCTATCAATCAGCCCTAAAAGGAACCCTCCCCATCCAGCAGCAGACAACGGCGTCTGTAGACAATTTTACCAAAGCATCAAAAAACGCATGGCCTGCTATCAATCAAATGAACAAGGCTATCGATGCAGGCAACATATCTTGGCAAGAGGTGTCGCGGCTCCAATCTGGTTATCAGTCCGCGCTCAAAGGAACCCTCCCCATCCAGCAGCAGACTACCCAGCAAATTAAATCGACATCCACGTCCATAGATTACTTGACAAAAGCCCATGGACAGCTCGGCCCTACAATAACCAGTATGAACAGGGCTATTGATGCAGGAACGATGTCCTGGCAAAACGCATCTCGCCAACAGTCTGCATATCAGTCGGCTTTAAAGGGCACTCTCCCTGCCCAGCAAAGCATGGGGACCACCACTGCCAAACTTAGCGATAACCTAACTTATTTGGGCCAAAAATTAGGGATCTCCAACGTTGAAATGGCCAAAATAGGAGCGTCAACAAAAACAGCGAGTGAACCTTTCAATTTTTTGGGCAAACAAATTGGATCTGTCAATGGGGCGATTGATCGCCTGAAAGCCGCTTTCAAAGTTACAGCAGCATACGGCCTTGCATCCACAGCCATTTACACTCTCATAAATGCCTTCAAAATAGGTGCCCAGTCCATTATTGACTACGACCAGGCATTGAAAAACCTCCAGGCAATTACCGGGGCCACGGACGCTGAAGTAGGTGCCATGGGCAAGACCATTCTGGATGTTGCTAGAACGACGAAGTTCTCTTCGACAGAGATAGCGGATGGGATGGTATTGTTGGGTCAGGCTGGGTTCTCTGCCAGTGAAGCCATGGACGCCATAGGGGCAACTGCCAACTTGGCCACTGGTACGTTGTCAAGCATGGCACTTACGACCGACCTTTTAACGACTACAATCAGGGCATTTAATCTGGACACCATTGAGAGCGGGCGTGTGGCAGATGTTATGGCAAACGCCATCAATAAATCAAAATTAACTATTGATAAACTTCGTATTTCTTTTAGCTACATCGCGGCTACGGCTTCCATGGCGGGGCTGTCTCTTGAGGAAACTGCGGCCAGTATGATGGTTTTGGCGAATAATGGTTTACGGGCGTCCACAATCGGCACGGGTTTGAGGCAGGTTCTTTCAAGATTATTGTCTCCTAATACTAAACTTCGGGAGGCTTACGAAGCCCATGGAATCGCGCTGGATCAGATCAATCCAAAGACGGTGGGATACCAGACAGCTTTGCAAAACTTGGCGAAAGTTCTTTATAATTCCGAGACCAAAGTGGTGGATGTATCGAAAGCGTTTGAGCTGTTCGGACTCCGTGGCGCCCAGACAGCCGCTATCCTGGTGAGGGATTATGCCGGTGGGGCATTTCAGACAGCATTGAAGAGCGTGTTTGAAGTCGGGACAAGCTCCGCTATGGCTGCCAAGCAATCGGAAGGTCTCGGGATTCAATTTAAGAATTTGGCTGATAGGGCTAAGATTGTTGCTGTTGCTTTCGGAGGTGCAGGGGTATCTGGGGCTATCAGTATTTTCGTTTCAATTTTAAGAACCGGGACTGAATGGCTTGAGTTGTTTGCGACAAGCGGCATCGGTCAGGTCATCATAAAGGCAGGCCTTCTTGTGGCATCCTTTGCGGCATTACGGGGGGCAGCAATCTTCCTTATGAGTGCTATCAAAGGTTTGGCGGTCATTGAATTTTTCAACACCGCCATGGCAGCGGCGATATATCATTCTGCTGGGGCCGTTACTGGATTAACGAAGTTACGTGCGGCTTTCACCGCTCTATGGTTGGTCGTCAGTAAAAATCCAATCGGATTGATAATCACGGGCATATCCTTGGCGGCAGCGGCTTTCTCCCATTTCATGGGGGCCAGTGATAAATTAGCTTCATCTTTAGGCCAACAAGCTATAGAGGCCGAAAAGATAGAGAAAGGGCTTAGCGTTTATGCTGATACCATTGGCTTGGCCAAGGAGGGCTCTGATGAATACCTATCTGCGCTTAAAAGGTTTGGTGAAACTTATCCAGGCGTGACTCAGAAGATCCTGGATATGAACGGTGCGATAGACCTTGCAGATATAGCTGTTGGCGATATTACAAAATCCATGCGGGAGCTTGCAGGTATCTTTTTGCAGGAGTCAATCAGCAAGACACAACGAGCATTGACTCTCTACAAAGACGATCTTGACAGGGCCACGATAGCAGGTCGTAATTTATACGAAATACTTTTCAAGCAAGGGAACTTAGACGACTTCTTGGCTGAGAAGAAGGATAAACTTACCTCTGCTCAGAACGCCCTAATCCAGTCTTACAAGCGCGGGGTAGAGATAGGTGAACTCACAATAGACGAAGCATTTAAGTTGATAGATGCGCTCGGCCTACAAGAAGATAAGTTGAAAGTAGTCAAGGACGGCTTCACAGCGCATTTCAATGGGGTAAAGTTAGGCAGCTCTGAGGCTGCATCTGGCATGAAGACGGCCTTCGACGGGGTCCCCGAGTATTTTGTTGATCTGTACCGAACGCTGGACGCCTCACGCCAAGCAGATCTCGTGCAGGCCATGAAGACCATGCAGAGCCAGGTGGCAGCGTACAGAAAAACTGCGGAAGACATGGGGATTGCGGACTGGGATCGAGACAAGCAGGTCGAAGCGATCAGGAAGGTGGCATACGATAAGTTCGTTGAATCTCTTAATAAAGAGTCAGTAGCCACCCAGAAAAAAAATGATAAAGATACTGAAGATCTACAGAAGGCTCTCAAAAAGAAGCAAGAGGCATACGAGAAGTCCGCAGAGCAGATCAAGTCCATAGAAGAAAAGATGGCGGAAGATAGCCGGACACTACGCCAGCTCAAGATGACCGAGGAGCAGAAGCTCAACGATAACCTACTCGATGCAAGGGCCGCCCGCGCAAAAGCTGAGATCATGTTAGCGCAGGCCACTACCCAAGAAGAGTTGGATGCAGCAATAAAACAAGTGGAAGTGGCCAGGGCAAAATATAGTGACATCCTCAAGGTAGCACTGGAATCCAAGAAACAGCAGATAGACGCAAGCAAAATTGTGTCAGCTTCTGAGTCGCAGGTGGCCGATACCACTTACGATAAGTGGGTTAAGTTTTACAAAGACATGGGTACCAATATCACTACCTATACAACTACATACACTTCGGAGAGCAAGAAAAAGGAGAGCATTTCCAAAAGCACTGCCGACAAAGTTGTGGCCGACAACGATAGAGCCAATAAGTCCATGGACGAGCAGATGTTGCAAGCCTTGGAGCGCATCAAGAAAACGGGCGGGGGCATTACGACCGAATTCGACAATATGAAGACTAAGGCGGCAGAACCCAAGCCGATCAATATTGTCGAAGAGCCCGCCAAGACAAGTATTAAGACAACGCAGTTAGGCTTGATCGATTTGGGGACCCGAGCGGAAAAAGAGAAACCTATCAACATCAATTCTTACGCTGCTGTTTCCAATATCCAAAAGGCGATAGACAAAATTAAAGAGTTGATTGCGGCTATCTCGGCTATTCCCAGGGATGTCAACGTCAATGTCAACGTTACCTCCACGGGCACTGGAAGTGGGCAAACGTCACTGGCAGCGGGTGTAACAGAAGCGACATCGCAAATCCAGGAATTCACAGCAACGGTTGGTGCATCCAGCGGGGATACTTCGGGGTCATCGAGTGGAGCGGTGTTCAATGTAGGGTTTACCGGGAGTGGATCAACAACAAAACCGCTTGGTGATAAAATAAAGGAGGCAATCGGTTGGGTTAAAGACTTGGCAGATACTGTGACTATCGGCGCTAAGATGATGGTCAGCTTTACTGGGCATGGTTCCGACGAGAAACCATTATCTGAAAAAATAGATGAGCTTGACAGTGAAATATCCACTTTTGGAGACAGTACATCTTCAACGCTCACATCGGTGAGCAATAAAACAGCCGAGACGGGTAGCGATATCTCATCGACTGCGAATAACACAGCATCATCCATAGAGTCGGCATTCACGAGCGCAATAGATGCTATTATCAGTAAAATTGATGAATTGGTTACAAAACTGACTGAAGCGACTTCGAGCTCTTTCGCAGGGATGGAGATTGTAACCACCCCTGGGTTGATGGGCAATATGGTAGCAGCATATGACATGGAGACTGGATCGATACTATGGCGCAGGTTTGACGCATACCGGAAAGGCGGCGCCATAGGGCTTTCTGAAGGCGGTAGCCTAAAGGATTCAGGCGGCAAGCTCTCCGGCTACGGCGGCGGAGACACGATCCCCGCGATGCTCGAAAAAGGTGAGTTCGTTGTTCGCAAAGAGGCTGTTAAGAAGTACGGTTCAGGCCTGTTCTCCAGTCTGAACGGGATGGTCCAGAAGTTCGCCTCTGGTGGGCTCGTAGACAACCCCATCTTAAAGAAGCTCTTCTTCTTTGGCCAGGGTTATGACACCAACCAAGGGGTTTTAAATGGCCTCAGTGAAATCCTCGGAGACCTGACTAACCCTGGGCAGATGGCAGACCGCCTATTCCTCAATGCGACAGGCGACAATTTAAAGATCAAACGTAACTCGTATGGTCAATTAGGAACATGGGGCACTCCAAGATGGTTTAACGAGTTCCGAACTGCCCTGCCTGAGTTAGTCGATACCTTGGGCGGATCGGCCGCGACTGCGGGTTCCGGTCCAAATATACCCGACATATTGCAGAATATGAATGAAATAGCTCACCTCATCTCTCCGGGTGAATGGGGGTTGGGAGGTCTTATCAAGAGACTCGCAGCCGGGGGAAATTTGACTGGCTACGGTGGAGGAGATACCATCCCTGCTGTGTTGGAGAAGGGTGAATTCGTCATTCGGAAAGAAGCCGTGAAGAAATATGGTGCTGGCCTGTTTGCGAACCTAAATTCCATGGTGGCCGGGATGAAGATAGGGGGGCTTGTAGCACGGCCTGCGATGCCCAGATTTGCGGAAGGCGGCAGCGTGCAGTCCCAAACCGGAGGCGGGTTCAGCCTATCCAATCAGCTTCACACGATCAATTTAACCATCAACAACGCAAAGCATACTCTGTACGGGGACGATCAGGCAGTGAAGGGTTTAATCAAAACTTTAAGGCGGGAACAGTTAGTCATGGCATAATGGCATAGAGAGGGAGGGAATAAACAATGTCCATAACTGCGAGCGAGATACTTTTTTACAAGGCGGCGAACAATAACGATGTCGCTGCCAGTAATGGGGGCAGGATCAGCGCAACCCAAATCACGACCGGGAGCCTAAACAATTTGTTCCCGAACATCTCCAATGCCGAACGTGTGGCAGGAAAAACCCGTTATCGGAAGATGTTCCTGCGAAACAAGAACACCGGGGATCTCTCGATGTATTCAGGGGAAGTCTGGATTGGGACCAGATCCCTTGCTGACGATTATTTTCAGCTCAAGGCGGGGACAGATACGGATGTACAGACAGCGGCAGAGGGCTACACGAACTGGGCAGGAACCGGGTTGCTGGCCGGGGCCGCAGGCAGCGGAGAGTCGTCTATTGAAGTTGACTTTGATGCCGCTTCGGGAGTTTGGGACGGTGTCCGGGTGCATATCACGGACGGAGTCAATTCACTTGATACATCGGTCGTGGGTGATCCATTGTGGATAGGGAACGCAGCGACCTTCACTATTTCAGGGGAACTTGGCTACAACTTCAGCGCAATGACCACAATCGTAAGTGCCATGGTAGACCTGGGCACAGTGCAAAAATCCACAAGTGGGTGGGTAGAGACAAGCTCCGCAGGAACGTATGACGAGGCCACCTACCCGGTTGTAACGTACAATATGGGGACGGTTACGGATTCCTGGACGCTGACGTTCGGTGACGCGAACAATTTTTCTGTCGTAGGCGCAAATACCGGGTCTGTCGGGTCAGGGGATATTTCAACCGACTGTCAGCCTGCGAACGGATCGTCCTATTATTTCAAAGTTGACAAGGATGGTTGGGGCGGTTCCTGGGCATTGGGCGACACGGTGACGTTCAACACAGTGCATGCAGGGAAGGCGATATGGGTCAAGGAAGTCGTTCCGGCCGGGGTGGGGTCCTATTCAAATAATGAGGTTTCACTTGGGTGGCGCGGAGAGAGTGCATAATGACAATCATTATCAGTGATTCGTTTACAGGGGCCGATGGATCGAATCCAGATCCGGAGTTGTGGACAGAGTCTTTAGGTGGGGCTTATGTTTCTATTCAAAGCAATAAGCTCAATTTTACTGCCGCAACGGATCACCGGTTGGTTACGTTACTGGCTATGGTAGCAGGGGATTTTGATGTCCAAGTGGATTTCGATATTACCGCTGGCCCTGATACTAATTCGTGGGGGGCTTTCCTGTATGCCTACTTTGCAAACGATGATGGTTTCAACGTAGGCATCAGTTATGATGGGGATGTAAGAAAATACACTTTTCAGAGTTGGATTGATCCTGATTGGACAGAACACGGGTCGTCAGCTTCAGCGGATACCTCCGGTAAATTTCGTCTTGTAAGGTCGGGGTCATCCTATACGGGGTATTTCTGGAATGGCACCGGATGGACAAGCCTCGGCACTCATTCAACCGGACCTACGGCTGATATTTATATTGCTCTGGAGCATACTGATTGGGCTTCAGGGGTTACAACTTCCGGTAACTTCGACAACTTCATGATGACTTTACCGGGGGTCCCGTTGGCGTCTACCTTGTCTCTCGTCAACAGTATTTATGTCGGGTCTACGCTATTCCTTGTGAACAGCCTGAACGCCCAAATTGAATCTGATCTTAATCTCGTGCTCAGTATTCTACGGGGTTTGGAAGGATCGTTTGGCCTTAAAATGTCCATAGAAGAACGCGATAAATTCAACGGTACACTCAAATTATTGACTCATATCTTGGACGCTGATTCAGGAATCACTCAAGGGGAATATTATTTCTTAAGAAACCACGGGTTATGATTTATGGCTACGCCGATCAATGTAATTATTGACAACAAGACGGTTGTGGATGACCTGGAATCCATCGAGATATCCCAGCAAGAAGGGACGTATTGCAACGCCGTTACGCTGTCGCTGAAGAACAAGAATTTTTGGAGTTTATGCGATCCCGAGATAAACTTTGGAGTTCTTCGAATCAAAGTTATTATTGGATCTGACACCTACCAGTTTTTGATCGAGGAAAGAGACAGCACCCCGACTATCCCTGGGGTTTCCTTCACGGTCTGGGGCAGGTCAAAGCAGGCGCTCTTATCCAAGCCGTACTCGAAAACCATCAACGACACGGACGATACATCCCATCCCTGGCAGACGGCGAATACCACGGCTTCGGCAATTGTGGCCCATGTGATTAGTTCGGCGTATTGCAGTTATGGAGTTACGGTCAGCTGGAACGTGAATGATTTTGTGGTTTACCAAGATTCATTTAGCGTTTTGAACCAATCTCCGATCGACGTGATTTCTTCTCTGGCTCAAGTGGTTGGCGCAGAGTTGAAGGTGAATGTGGACGGTTCTTTATCGGTGGAATCGTATTCCGTTGCGGAGGGGTCTTCAGTCCAATCGTATAACGATTTAGACGACATCGTTAGCCTGGACGAATCGATCGATTATCCGTCAGGGTACAATGTTGTAACGGTTTACGGGTACGGGTCCGGAGGGGAGGGAAACACTAACGCGAGAATCTCTGCGGAACGTCAAGGGGATGGCAGCATTTACCCTGGCAGGAACCATACCGTCAGGGTGTATCATTACCACAGTCAAGGTTTGGCAGTGCGAAGCTCTTTTCCGGAAGGGGCTATTAGTCCCGGTGCATCCGGTTCAGAAACGATCACGGAAGATGTTATTCTAATATTCGGGAAGGGGAACACGAGTTACCCGTATTCACATGGAAAAACGGAAGTCACAGGAAATGAGAGTGTCCCTATCGCTACGGTCAGCATGACGTATAGCACGGCCTACATCGACTTCAACGTCAGAGGGAACGCTATCGGCAGTTACAGTGTTATGTTTTATTTTTCAGACAAGTCCGCATACACTGTTTACTCATTCACGGTTATTGAGGCTACTGGCGGAGGTGGAGGAGGCGAAGGGGGCGGAGGTGACGCAATGTCGTCCGGGCAATGCTCTGCCATAAAAATAGAAAAAGAAAGTCCTGAGACAGTAGTGCCGGGGAGTGAGGTGACGATTAGGATTTATGCAGCGGGTCGCCCTGGATCATCTGGCTCGTCAGGTGGAGACTCTGCAACTTTCGTCACAACCGACAGCGAAGAGAAAACGGAAGATATTACTTTTAGACAAGGTACAGCATCGACTGAGTATCCCATTGCTGCAGGTAGGAGTCCTGATTACGAGTGGAATGGATCGTATGCCAATCCGAAATACGTGTTGGGAGAGTCTGGGTTATCTGTAGGCGCATGGGAAGATGACCTGGATAAGTATAGTATCCCAGCTAAAATAACTTATAAGACTAATTTCTATGTTTATAAAATAACGGTGCCTACGTCATGGACTCTAC